ACTCTAATTCTTGTAGAGTTCCATCATTTTGAATTATATAATCAATATGAGGATTACTATACCATTCATATTCAGATTTATGAATATCTCTAGCTTCAGCATAAGCCACAAATACAGGTCTATCTACTGAGTCAAGAAATCCATACCATTCAGGTCTAGTTTCTTTTCTATCAATATGTATAAATTTAGCTCCAATAGATCTTAAAAAACTAATTTCATTTTTAAATCTAACGTCAGTAATAACTACATTATCATACTGTTGAATTTTTCTTTCTAGAGAATCAATCCAAATACTATCAAGTAAATTGTTTCTACAAACTTCTGTACCAAAATACTGTAGTATATATCTAGGTGTTATAGGTTTATTAAATTTAAACGACCAAAAAGTATCAACAGTTTCACGAAAAACTCTAGATTCTTCGGTATCACCTTCTAATAAAGCTCTATCCCAACCAAAAATAGAAGATACAGCATCCTTTAACGAACCAGCAAAAGATAAAGCAGTAAAATTATTTTCTACTAAAATATCGCCAGCAGTTCCTTTACCAGAACCAATAAAACCAAGTAATCCAATAATCATAATATAATTCTCAATAAACATTTGGTCTCCCATGACAGATTCGAACTGCCGACCTATCCGCCCCAAACGGATCGCTCTACCAGACTGAGCTAATGGGAGTAATAATTTGGAGCCTCTTCCCAGAATCGAACTGAGATCTGAAGATTACAAGTCAACTGTAATAGCCATTATACTAAAGAGGCAAATATTCTTGGTAAAGTACCTATTTATAAAAATACTTTACTGTATTTAGTCAAATTTTACAACTTTTTTAAAATTATTTCTAACTTTTTTAAAATTATTTCTAACTTTTTTATTATAGAGGTATTATATATTAACACCTCTATAATGTCAAGCACTTTTTACAAATTAAATAACGTAGATAAATTAGATGGTTCAATCTTACCTTTGGTATCAGCTACTGTTGTAATATGAAGATATTCTTCATCAGAGTCGCCAGATAAAATCTCAGCCAATTTTTCAATAGTAATAACATTTTTATCCTGAGAAGCAGAAATAAGTTTTTTCATATTTTCAATTTCAGAATGAGCCGTCATACCAAAACGAACTCTGTTATTAAAATCTAACATAATAACCTCACCAGAATCTACGTCCAATACAAACGGAATATTAGAGTTAGCTGGTTGAGTTAAATCATATCTCGTATGTTCTTGTTCAATAGAAAAATACCTTGAATCCGACAAATGGAATCCAGCATATGCTAATTCGTTATCACTAAACACACTACCGCAAAATACGTTAATAATTGGCACAATATATTTTACGTTTTCTGGTATATTATCTAAATTAATTCTAACATACTCAGTTGCACCATTTGGAGCTGGAGCATTTGTTATATCACCACTATGAGTAATAAACTTGTTAGCTTGCATACCAAAATAAATTGTACTAGAATTCCAATCCTTATCAAAAGCAACAACGCTTAAATCTAAATCAGTTCTAGTTTGTTCATTTTGAATCCAATGGGTAAACATATAAAGATATTTAGATCCAGATACCTTAATTTTAGATCCACGATCTAAATCAGCATTTTTAGATAAGAATGGAACAACTTTATCTTTTAATTCTGTGTCTACATTAACTTTACCAAGATATCCATATCGTTTATGTAATTCAGCATAAATATCATACTGAATATCAGTAATAAATCTTGGATAATTAGCTTCCTCAACTATAGTGTTACCTTTAATATCAATAATTCTATATCGAGCATTTACGTTAATACCTAAAATAGAAAATAAATTATCAACCGAAGCTGTTGGTAATTTAGATTTAACTAACTTTCTAAATTTATCAAAATCATCGTTAGCAATACCATTAGAAACTGTTGTTAAGTTTTTTAATAAATATCCGCCATTAGTTTCCATTAATTTTTCGATTTTAACGAAATCTTTATTTTCAATAGCAGATTGAACTCTTGATGCAAAAGTTCTAAATACCAATCGTTCAGTTTCAGTAGATTCAATGACACCTTCTTGTAAAAATTCATCAAGAATTTTATAATATTGTCTAGGAATTACTTCTTCTTTAGATCCAACAGCTACTCTAGCAACAAATCCAATAGTTTTAAATTTGTTAATAAAACCTTTTTGTTGGAACAAATGGATATGTTTAAAAAATCTAACCCAAGCTTGTCTGTTTATACCAGTAGCTTCAAATAAAGTTTCATAAGAAAAATCATTTAAAAATTTAAGTAATGCAATTCTGTGTTTCCATGTTAAAGAAATATAACTAACATCGCTAGGCAATTTAATATCATTAATAGACGAAACAGCATATCGTAAAGCATCAGCAGGTTTACATTTTAACGCAGTTAATGTATCATATAAATCTAATCCATCATCTACTAATGCAGAAACTACGCTAATGCGAGCTTCATCGCTATAAATTCGTTGATATGTACCAATTTCACTGGCAAATACTTTAGCCAAACTAACTAAAACTTCTAACTGTTTTTTATCTAAAGCAACTTTAGATTTTACTAATTCCATAAACAAGTTTTTAGCTTCATTAACATAAGCCAATGAAACTGTTTTTTGTTCAGTAAAATTAACCTGAGATAATAATTTTTCCATATAAGATGGATCACACAAATCATTACCAGAAAGTTGAACCATATAACCAAAAATTTGAACTACAAATTCACCAAAAGTAAAACTAGTTCTAGATTCCCAGTTAGTAAATAAAGGTCTGTTAAGTTTTCCAACAGTATAATCTTTTACAATACTGTTACAGAATTTAAACGCAACATCTTCAGTGGTATGTGAAATTTCTCGTAACAAATCACGAGAAACATTAATTCCATAAGGTAAAAGTTCCATTGCCATAGCATTAGCAATAGCCATTGAATCTTTATTGAAGTTATCGTTAGATAAAATAAAATATTTGTCACTTGAAATTTTCATATATTTCCTCATAATAAAAAAGATTCCGAATAAGTAAAGGGATTAATTTGCAGTTATATCTTTACTAGTAGCTGGAAACCAAAAAAGGAACCTCGAAATAATTAGGGGCATTTATATAGTAATATCCTAATCTTAGCTGAGAACAAAAACTATACAAACATTATACTATAGACTTAAAAATAAGTCAAGCACTTTTTACAAAGCACCCAAATAATTCGCTACAGCAGGTAAGTTACCTTGGAACTGATAACTACCAACATGAATACAATTAACCCATGGAGCCATCCAAACTTCAATTCCAATTTTTCTGCATTGTTGACAGAAATGATAATCTTCGCTTAATACGCGATTTGATTCTTCATCGATTTCAACATTAAAATATGAATGAATTTTACGGTCTCCACCAAAATGTTGTGTACCAACGTGATCAGGAGTATATTCGTATTGAGGAAATGCCTCTTTAAACTTACCTAAAACGTCTTTACGAATCATCATCATACCAGTTCCGATTTCAAGAACTTGTAATGGTTCAGTGACATTAAATTGTGTAGTACCAGCAACAGGATTAAACACAATATCACCACCCAAACGTTCTAATTCACCAGCTGAGATATTCGGATTCTTAATAATTGCTTTTTTAATATTATCCCATTTAATTGTTTTCTTTGGGTACGGAGCGCCAATAATATCTTTATCTAATACTAACATGGCAATAACATCCATTGCATTAAAACCAATATCAGCATCAATAAACATCATATGAGAACAATCAGAACGTAAAAATTCATCAACTAAATAATTTCTTGCTCTCTGAATCAAACTTTCATTAAATAAGAAAGAGAATTTAACTTCAACTCCATATTGCAATGCAGCCATTTGTAAATCTAAACAAGATTTCATATAAGCACCAAGGCAACTACCGCCATACATTGGAGTAGCAACAAATAGTTTTTTGCCTTGTAGGTTTTCTTTTGATAATTTAATTTCCATAATTTAAGTGGTCTCTTTTAGAATTTAATTGTTAATTTTATTTTGCACATCTTCTGGTATTGCAAATATATGTTCACTAATCGTAGAATTGTATTTAGATGCAGCAGTTTCTCGTACTTTTTTTATTGCTTCAGCTTCTCTATTTGGAATTAAAGGGGTTTTTGAAATATCCTCAGTGTAATGAATTTTACATGAATATTCTTGAACTTCATTAAATGCTCGAATATCTTCTATAAAATGCCTAAAATGTATTTTACTTAATTTCCAAATAGTAGAAATAGTTACACATGTACGACATTTACTTCTTGCCATTTTTACCTCTCTTTTTCGTAATTATGTGACTCTTTACAAATTTCTTAATTTTTTTATTTAGAGCAGTTTCAGCTCGTTCTAGGACAAATTTAGAAACTTTAGTTTTAAAATCAATTCCATTTAATCTATCTATTCCTTGTTGAATAATTCTTGAAGTTAAACCATCGAACCTAGTCATCTTTTCATTTCCTTCGAAATCTTGATATGAAACAATAACTGTAGTAGGGCGTTTAACTGCAATTAATAAACCCATATTACTTAAATCAGATTCTTCTAATAAAATTTCGCCATGCGATTCAATAACAATAGGGTTAAAAAATGCAACAAAATTATCCTCAGCGCCAGCAACTAATACTTTGTGTTCTAATCCGCATTGATTTGCAGCAATTCCATATACTTTATGGAATTTACATGTTGCAATTAACTTTGAAGCAATTTCGCTAGAATTTAATTCAGTATTGGTAAAATCGAAGTGTTTTAACTTTGTAGTTAAAACTGGATCTTTTTGATCACATAATTCATAACCAAGAAATTGAGGTTCAGGCACTGCTGCAGCCTGAGAAACTACATCAGCAGTATTATATATAAACTCACTCATTGTATAACCTTCATCTTTGAAAAGTTTTTTATTTTTTCGAACTTTAATACAGTATCGAATTTATCTGATACTTGATCAGACTTATGACTAATAACAAATATATTTGTACTTTTATCAACTGATGATAATAAATTCATAAAAACATCAGTACCCCCAGTATCAAGACTGCCGTCCATTATTTCGTCAAGAATTAATAAATTGGTATTTACTGAATTTTTTAATCTAGCTAGTTGTCTAAATGAAAATAAAATAGCTAAATCTAACCTAGTTTTTTCGCCCTCAGAAAAATTTGCATAAGTAAATTCATCTCTATGACGCGATTTAATTACTTCTTCAAAATTTTCATTAATATTAAAATTAACAAAGAAATCTAATTGAGCCAAATACTGATTTATATATTTATTTAAAATAGGAAGATACTGTTTAATTATACGAGTTTTAATTCCTCCATCTTTTAACATAACAGAAATAAAATCATAATAACTTTTTTCATTTATATATTCTTCATATTTTTCAACATAAATATCTAATGATTCAATTAATTCTTGCAGTTTATCTGAACCATTATCAGTGGTATTTGATGAATCTTTTAGTTGATCAATTTCATTAGAAACTAGTTTTATATATTTTTGCGCAGAAACAATATTTGAATTTTTCTCTGATAAAATACTTGAATTCTTTAAAATTTTAGCGTTTATCTTGGATATAGCAACTAATCTATCAGTAGCAACCTTTAATTCCTTAGATAATTTTTTTTCGCCATCAACTAATTCTATTAATTTAGTGCTATTTTTTTCAATAATTTCCTGTTTAAACACAGAATTAATAGATTGACGGCATGTTGGACAATTATCATTTGAATGATAGAATGTATTATCTTTTTCTACCTTAGATATATTATCGCGCAATTTACCTTCAATTAATAATAATTTATTTTTCTTTTTTTCAACGACATCCATATCAGAAATTTCATGACCCAGTCGTTCGTTTTCAGACAATAACTCAGAGATAGTTTGCTGTAAATCTTCAACTTCAACACAAGTATTTGCAATTAATTCTTTTTTTCTAAGAATTAGTTCATCAGAAACTTGATTGGTACGTTTAATATTTTGTTTTTGAAGTTCTATTTTGTCTTTAAATAATTCAATATTAAATTTACAATCTTGAACAGTTTCTTTAATTCCAGATACTTTATCTTTAACAATAGAGTTCATGTTAGAAAAAATCTGAATATCAAGCAAATCTTCAATAACAGAGCGTCTATCTCCAGCTGATAACTGCATAAAAGGAGTATATCTAGCTGAGCCAAGAATAACAACTTGAGTAAAAGATTTATAACTCATTTTAAGTATATATCTTTCTAATTGTTCTTGATAATCTTTTACTTTTGCGTCTTGGCGAACTAAATCACCATTACAATAAACTTCAAAAATATTTGGTTTAATACCACGAATAATTTTATATTTGTTTGGACCAATAGAAAACTCAACTTCAGTAACCAATTCAGATTTATTAATTGAATTTATTAAACCGCTTTTGTTAATTTTTCTAAAAGGTTTTCCATAAAGGGCAAAGGTGATTGCATCAATAAACGTTGAATTGTGTGATACCAAACCATTAGCATAAAATTCCTTAACATCGGCAACTTGTAAATCAAAAAGATCTTCCTTAGTTTTTAAGTGTTTAATCAATTTAATTTTCACAGGACCGTTTTCTGTGAATAAAAAATCACCAACAGATAAATTTTTACTAGCAACCCAATTACAATCATTACTTAACATAAGATGATCTGGAGAAACTTTTAGGATTTCTCCAGATTCAGATTCAAGCTTTATCACATCAGATTTTTTAGCAGTTAAAGCTGCCCCTTCAATACATTTATATCCGAAACGAGTTTTTACAGAAAGCGTTCCTATTAGATTTGGATATTTTTTATAAAATTGTACAACATCACCAACTGTAGTTTTCATAATAAATTTTGCGTGTAAGTTTCAATAAATTGTTTATAGTCGTTTTTATTAGTCAGAATAACTGAACCAAAAGTAGATTCTTTATATTTCATTTTTTGTATATATACATCATCTGTATAGCCAGCTAATTCCACCCAAACATTAGAATTAATCAAATAAAAATCGCACCGCATTTTAGAGTTTGGATAATATTTTTCTATTATAAAATCTACACCATTTACAAACCCATTTTCAACTAACATATAGTAAAATAATATTTCATTAGAAGAACGAAGTAATTTATTTTCAACTTTCATCGAATACAAATAATTACCATGTTTACCTTTTAGTAATATTGGAGCATCAGTAGATTTAAACTCTAAAAACGTTCTTAACCAAGAATCAATATTTTCGGGTTTATCGTTAACCAACTCAAAATAATACGACTTTAAGTATTTCTTCTTAAAATTAACCATAGACAAATATAAATCAAATTCATCTAAATTTTTCAATATAAAGAGTTTTATATCCTCTAAAGAATAAAAAATTTCGCAATTTCTTGAGATTAAATTTTCTACAAATTTTTGTCTACCAAAAATTTCTCCATATTTTTCAATAAATGTAGTTAATTTAAAAGTAGATTTTTTAGAATTTATTAGATTAAGTTCATCAACAGATTTAGAATTAAGTGTTGAATTCCATTTTTCTTGCCTATCGATCCAAATAGATAAACCTACATCATATCCATATTTCTGTATACATTTTTCTCTAGAAAAAGTTGATTGAATTTCAGAAACGCGTAAAATCGCTTCCTGAGTCGATAAACCTTTATATTCCCAGTATTCTATACATCTAGGAGAAAGACGTTTAAAACTTTCTTTAGGCTTGTTTGAATTGGTTTTAGCACCCTTTTTTTGATGTTCCAACCTCATTTCTTCAGCTTTTTCCAAATCCACGTTAAATTTATGAATATAATATTCAACGTTAGTTGGCCTGCGAATTTTTATTTGATACTTAGCTTCTTCAATAGAATATCCTTTTTGTATCCAGGTTTCCAATTTAAACGCAGACATAATTACACCCCTATTTACTTAATATAATTATATTTATAATTTTTAAATGGTCTAGGAAAGAAAATCTTTAAATAATTTTTCTATTTCAGGATTATCAAATAACACATCAATTTCTGTAGATTTATGCAGGCATTTACCTTGCCCGTTAATTCCAGTGGATAAAGTAGTTCTATCTTTATTTAATTCAATTTCAGTAAAGTTATTTCCATAGGAAAGAAAGTTTTTAAACCGGATTGTTTCAAAAATTACCATTATTCAACCGCCATTGCTTCAGTATATAAATTAGACATCATAGTCTTCAATTTGTTTTTATCTAATTCTTGTTGATTAATACTATCAATATATTTGTAAGTAATTGTTAGCGTATCATCAGTTTCATCAACATCCTCATCAATCTCTAAATCAACCACATCTTCTGTAATTGATACATCTATAGGGTTATTAGCATAAACCTGATCAACAAATAAATCAAACAAATATGGATTAGTTTTAGCCTTAACTTGAATCTTAACATATTTACCAATTACGTTAGATAAAAATTCTTTATCAAGATAGCTGGAATTAGTAACATCGCTAGATCCAGAATCATCATAATCCATCTTATAGAAAATTGAATTTGGATTAAGTACAGTTTCCAATTCCCTAGTTTCTAAGTCAAAAACTCTAAAACCTTTTGGATCGGCATAATCTTGCCAAGTCATCTCATAAGGAGTCCCTATGTACTCGATATTCCCTCTCTTAGACGCGTGATGATAATGACCGGATAATACCCTTTCATAATTAGAAAACGCCTTAGCGGACAATCCATGCTCCGATAGGATACTACTTTGGTACATCTTAAAACCTTCTATTTCAAAATGCCCAACGCAAACAGTAGAAGTATCTTGTTTAATAAAATTTAAACATTCTTGATAATTTTCTTTACAAATCCATGGAATAATAGAAATTCCACTAAGAAGTTTAGTTGGTTCTTTTACAACAGTTACATTTTTAAATTGTGTTAAGAATAACCCAGAACTACTAATACTCAATGATTCTTTATAAAAGAGGTCGTGATTTCCCAATAGCGTAGTTAATTGTATATCCAATTTATCAAATCTAGAAAAGAAATATCTTTTTGCTTCATCAAGAGTATAATGGTTAGAATATTTACGTCTATCAAAAATATCACCTAATTGAATAACGTGTTTAACATTATTAGCAATTAAATAAGGAAAAAATACATCAGTATAGAATTTATCAAAAAATTCATGGAAGTGTTGACTATCCCCGCGACAACCAAAATGCGTATCACCTAAAAATACAATTTTACTCATTAATCCTCCAAGAAAGTTTCAATTCCTTTAGCTTTTTTCTTTTTCTTCGCTACAGGACTTTTAGTGCTTTTTTTGAATTCAGTATCTTCAAATTTTTGAATAAAATCATACATATTATCATAAACTTCAATTTGTTTAATTTGACCATCACCAAGTTCCAGTAACTCAGCTTCATCAAGAATACCGAAATTTTCTGTTGCTTTATATTTTATATACTGTTGTTTTTTTTCTTTTTGAATTCTACGAACAAAACACCACCAAAGAATCTGAGTAAAATAAGCAAAGGGATTTTTAGTTTTTGCTGAATCAAAATTTTCAAAATACATTAAACAGTTTTCAATCCCATCAGCAATCATTTCATCTTTATATGAATACCCAAAAAAATTAGGTCTACGAGCTAATCCCTCTGATAATTTAACAAAACATTCTCCAATATAATTTGGAATTCTAGGTTTAATTTTCCCTTCAGCTTTAGCAAGAGCGCAATCAGCTTTATATTTCTCTAAAGCAGCGCAAAAATCAGCATTATTAATATATTCTCGCGTGACCTTTTTTCGTTTTACTTTAGCAACAACGGGTTTTTCTTCCGGAAGATCTTCTAATAAAGAAGGTATTTCTTCAGTAAAATCTGGGACGTCAGCAAAATCAAATTTTAATTCTTTCATAGCAATTACTCCATATAGTATAAGGTATTTTAACATTATTATACTATAAAAAAGCTAAAATAGCAAGAATTATTTCTTCTGAATGGGGAATTTGATTGAATTTTCGTCAAGAACTATTTCTCGTTAAAATATAATAAGTTGAAAAAAAGTGCTTGACGAAATTAAATTTGTAGGTTACATTATACTCTAAGTGTTGTTTGGAACTTCGCTAAAGCTCGTTCCATAAACATTAAAGTCTCAAGATAGGATTACTGCGTAGCAGATCCTCGAAGAGGATTAAACTAGTGAATACTATATCCTTCTGGCGGAATATCTGTTTCAGCTATTATTGTTTCTTTAATTTGTTTAGCTAATGTTGATTCGGGATCTAGATATTCCAATATTGCATCAAGATAACGATATCCAAATTCAATAGATGAATAGGAAACAAATAAAATATGATCCATTGGAATAGGTGCTTCTTGAAGAGGAAATGCTTCTAAAGGCATCCAATCAACCATAATAATTTCTTCGGTTTCATTTTCAATATCAATGGTAGGATAAAACGTTTTTGGGTATTTTATTATTACAGTATTGGATTCTTTATCTTGATAATAAAATCCAATTAAGTCTTCACCAGTTTTTAATCTAACAATTTTAATTTCAAATTTTTCGGTCATAATGTTTCCATATCCACTTTAATAATTTTATAATCAAATTTTTCTTCATTGTAAATCTTGATTCTTTCTTGGAAATGTGTTAGAGTATAATTTTGATGCTTCTTATACCGTAAATCATCAGCAAGGTCATATAATACTGCTTCATCTTTATTTTCATTTAAACGTAAAACGCGACCAATAGCTTGGAGGTTTCTTATTCTAGATTTAGAAGGGCTAGCAAATATAATATTATGTAGGTTTTTAATATTAGTTCCAGTAGACACTGTTCCAACAGAACCTATTAAAATTACATTATGTTCAGTCTCCATTGCCTTTCTAATTTCTTCTCTTTCTTCAGCCTTAATATTACCATGAATATAATATATCTTTTTATTAACAGCATGTTTTGAATTTGAAATTAAGTCATATAGTACATCTCCATGTTTTTCAACATATTGATATAATAATAACGTATTCCCTTTTAATGATAATGATAGATTCTTAATAAATTTATTTCTACCAGCATTAGCAATTAAATATTCTAATTCTTGTTGATACTTTAAACCTTTAGATAATTTACACGTTTCCTCGGGATATTTTAGTACGATACATTTAATGCTTAGTTTCGTAACTTGTTTGTTATCCATTAATTGTTTGGTTGTAATAACTTTTCTAACTTGACCAAATAAACTTTCTAATTGCAATGAATGTATTTTTTGTCCATTTAGAGTTCCAGTAACCCCAACTCGATAATCGGCATTAATACATTTTTGTACAATACCAGTTAAACTATTTGCAGATGCTAAATGAGCTTCATCGCATAATACAAAATCAAATTGATCGAAATAAGTTCGACTTTTATGATTAAACAATGATTGCCACGTGCTAATGTATAGTTGTTTGTCGGCATTTTTATCTTGACCGGCAAATATCATATGAATATGTTTATTTACATCCCATCCATTATGGCTTGAATAATCAGCAAAATCTGATGTAAGCTGATGGCATAATGATGTGTTTGGAACCAACAGTAAACCTTTCTTTCTTTTATGTGCTAACAAATATCTAACAATAATATAAAGGATACAACTTTTACCTGAACTTGTCGGGGATAATAACATTAAACGTTTTTCATTAAGAAAATCGAGAACGCCTTTAAATTGATAATCTCTAACTTCAATTTTCTTTCCATTAGAATGAATATTTAATGTAGTAATAAATTTGTGCAGCTCAGTGTCCGTAACTGGGTCGTAGTTATCTTTATAATTGTGTTCTATAGTATAACCTCTATCTTTAGCGAATGCTTCTAATTGAGGGATTAAACCAATAAAAAACTCCATATCTCCATTTGGTAATATTTTTGCTAAACGAACTTTTCCATCCCAGAGTCTCGATTTAAAACTAGGCATAAATTTATATCCAGTAGCAAAGAAAGAAAAGTAATCGCTTAATTCTTGCGCAATCCCCTTATCGCATTTAAGGATAGCATAAGTTTCATTATGTTTTTCGATTTCAATTATCATTTTAATTTCCTGCTAGGAATCTTGTATATGTCATGTATTCTCTTAATTGCCAAGTTCTGTTACCGAGCTCTTTAATTATTGCCTCACAAACATATATACATTCCTCATAGTAGGCTTTCTTTTCAAGAATTTTTATTAAAAAATCGTCAGCTTCAAGATAAGTATCAATATTACCTTTGGTGCCGATCTTTAAGTCGAACTGATCCCATCCATACTCGTCCAAGGTTTCCTTTGCAAGATTTCCTAGGTAATACTCCCTACGAATTTTTTTCATCTTTGCATGGTCGAATTTTGCTTTCTGTGCAGCGAGTCTATGCTGAGAAAGAATCTCGACATATTTCGCATGCAAAAGAGGGGTATTTACTAATTCTTGGTGAGGTTTAGATTCGTCGATTTGACTATCTGATTTCCAATATTCTATAATTGTATCAAGTTTTATCATATTAAATTCTCAAATAAACACTATAAAAATATATATAGGGTCTAATTTTTTACCATATTCCATCAACTATTGTTGTTAAGTTATATCGTTTAAATCTAAATGTTGCTGTGGCTGTAATAATAGTAGATGAATTTAATCTAACATCTAATGGAATGCTTGAAAGATATACTGGAAACACATCAATAAATTGAACTCGCATCTTAGGTTTATCGTCTGCCGCTAGAGTTGTTAAAACTGCATCTGCATATTGTGGAGTATTAATAAACTCATATTGGCTATATTTAGAAAGTTTATCTAAATTTTCGTAATCCTGAAAAGATTCTGCCTGAGTATATCCTTTTATCCAATAATAAATATTAGCCCAAGATTTTAATTCTTCATCAACAAGAAATGTAACTTCTAGATCTTCATATTCCATTTTATCACCTGGAACACCCATATCCCTAAATGGAGATAATTGAACGGTACTTTGAGAGTTAACTCCTGGAATATTAACAGCTTGGCAAAAAAATTGCATTGCCGGTAATCTTGGTATAGAAAATAAAAATTTAGCAGACTGCAATAAATTGGTGTTACATATATTTGTATCGTTAAGTGCCATGTAAGTCCTTGTTTATATAGGTTTTACTATATTTATAAATTCTAAATACAAATAATGCTTTACTTTTTTTAATTAATGTAGTACAATATAAGTGTAATCTTTAAAATAGGGGGATAAATGGTAAAAATTGTAGTGTTGAAACCAGAAGAGGTAACGTCAAGACCTGATTTGGTTGGTAAATGGCTAGATGAAAGTCATTATAAAATATTAGTTGAAGAAGATTTGGATGTATATCTTCCTCCAGATTGCGCAGAGTTTGCTGCCGAAGAAAACTGCGATCATAATATGGAATGTAATTCTTGTACAAAAGGCTTGTCAGAAAAAAATATCGTATTTAAATTTCGTAAAAACTTTTTTACTAAAGAAGAAGCTGATGCTGCTTATGCAGGTTTACGAGATGCAGCTGTTGAAACTCAAAATAGAGGAATGGCTGGTGGTCCAAGAACTGCTACATGCGCAGGAAGAGAATGGGTTACTGATGAACAATTTGATTTATTAGAATTCTTTGCACATAAAAATTCGACTTCAGTATTTGGCGGATATACGCCAAAGGCAGATGTTGATTTAATACGAGCTAAGTATAAAAATCTTAAATCTGATGATAGTCGTGGTGTCGTCTGGTTGACTGAGCAAATCAGAGCCGAACAATTTGTATTTAATGATTTTATTGATAAATTATGCACCTTAACTATTGATGAAGCAAAAGCTGAAGCTCAACGAGTATTAGATAAATTGATTAGTAAAACGACTTATGCTAATGTCGTAAATTCTGGTATTGCTGGGTGGTATGATAGATATCCTAGGATCCCTTTTGGTAGACCAACTACATATACGAGAGATAACCTAGAAAAGTTTGCTAAATCATATCCATTCTTACAATCTTTAGCTAAAGGTTTTAAAGATATGCTGCCATGGCGTTATGGTAATCAAAAACGTGCTGCAGAATCGATCGATCAAAGATTTGTTGTACCGGATACTCCATTTACGACAATTACAGTAAATAAAAACTTTCGAACCGCTGGCCATTACGATCCAGCTAATATGGAAGATGGATTCGCTAATCTATGTGTAATGTCAAATAATGATCAATATGAGGGATGTTATTTGGTATTTCCTGAAATAGGTTATGCTGTTGATATTAGACCTACTGATTTATTGTTAGTAAATAATCAAGCTGGGTTACATGGTAATACTGAATTAAAACTAAAAGATCCAGATGCAGAAAGAATTAGTATGATTGCGTTTTTCCATGAAGGTATGTTAACGCTTGGTACTTATGATTACGAGAATACTCGCAGAGAATTTATTGATAGCCGTAGATTAAATCCAAATCATCCAGACCAAAGATATCGTTGGAATGGTATTACTCCTGGATTATGGGAATCAGATGAATGGATTGATTACTTGTTAGCTCAACCGCAAGGCAAAGGTTGGTTAGAATCCTATCACAAAGATTTGTATGACCGTAGATTCGGTAATAGTTTAGATAACTTTTTTTAAGGTAGATTATGAAATTGAATATTGCAATTCCTTCGTATAAACGATCTGATACGCTTAGAGATAAAACTTTAAGTGTATTGGAAAAATATAATGTAGATCCAAATACAGTAACAATCTTTGTTGCTAATGATGCCGAAAAGACTGCATACGAAACATCATTAAAAGATAACATTTATAACAAAAATATTGTTGTGGGTGTTGTTGGTATGGGACCAATTAGAAACTTTATTAGAAATTATTATGATGAGGGGGAATTTGTTGTAAATTTTGATGATGATTTATCGAGTATTATGCGCAAAGCTCCTGCTGATGAAAAGAAAATGGAGCCAATTGAAGATATCCATAAAGAAGTATTTGAGCCAATGTATAATATTATGCAGGAGAACGAAAATAAGCTCTGTGGTGTCTATGCAGCGTCGAATGCTTTTTTTATGAGTTATACCCCTAAGACTGGTTTATATTACTGCATTGGGTCGTTGTGGGGCTGCATTAACGATAAACATCAAGATCGTATGGTTCAATTATGCGATAAAGAAGATTTTGAGCGAACTCTTCAACATTATGTTCTTGATGGTTCAGTTTCGCGATTAGACAATATTACTGTTATATCCAAATATTATACTGAAGATGGAGGAATGCAAGTTGAACGAACTCTTGAACGTATTGATAAAAGTGCTGACGATTTAGTTCGTAGATTTCCAGATTTATGTACAAAATACGTCCGTGAAACTACAGGTCACGCTGAATTACGCTTACGGGATACTAGTGGAGGTAAATATCAAAAATCCACTTCTTTTGATTTAGATAGTTTTTTCTAAACTTCCAAATAGAAAAAGGGAGCCGAAGCTCCCTTTTTTGTTTCATCCATGAAACACAACTAAATTACATTAAGTTTTTCACAGCAAAGATTCTGTAATAGTTGTTGCTACGTGGAGTAATTGCACCCAAGCCTTGGTTTGTACCTTCAGCGAATGGATTTGCTACTAAACCGTAACGAGTTTTGAAGCCGATTTTTGGTTGGAAAGTACCTGGATCAACTGCACGAACCATTTGTAAAGGAACGTATGGGCAGTAGAATAAACCAGAGTCATAAGGGCTTGTGCCTTTATAACCAACTGTACATAATTCAACGTTTTGATATGAACCACCGAAGTAAGGATCGATATAAACTTTGATACGACCATGTAACAAACCAGCATATGTATTACCAGTATCATCAACTTGTAAATCAGCTGATAATGCAGGAGTATATTGTAATACACCAGCCATTGCTAGAGCAGAAGCAACGTCAGAAGAAACGATTAAGATGTTACCTTTTCCTCTACGAGTTGTTTTAGCGATTTGATTAGCTTCTCTTTCGATATGATAAATCAAACCTTTAAATCTTTCAACTGACCAACGACCATTTGAGTCTGTATCTAAGTCGAATACGCCTGGAGTAACTGTACCGAATTGAGCACCAGCTTTAGCTACTGTATAGATTGTACGAATTACTTCGCGGTTCATCTCAGCAAGAATTTCTGTAGATAAAACGTTTGATAATTCAGTTTCAGCATCTAAACCATGGATTGCTTTTAAATCTTGAGCCATTTCTAAGCTGTATTCAGCTTTTAATGCACGAGTTTTAGCAGAAACAGTAACTTTTTCAATTGAAATTGACATTTCACCGAATACAGTACCATTACCATCGCCTAATACTTCGCCAGCAGCAGTTGACATGCCAGTACCAGTATCAAATACTGAACTGCCATTTGGACCAGAAGTACCAACTGCTGAATTAGATGTACCTGAAGCTCCAGAAGTACCAATAATACCTGAGAAGATAGTATTAGCTTCATTGTAGAATGCTTCAGTTCCGCCACCAGAAGTGCTACCATTTGATTGAGCTGCGCCTTGAGCGCCATAACGTGAACGTAAAGCAAAGATTAATCCAGTAGGACCAGTCATTGGTTGAACGCCAGCTACGTCATAAGCAATCAAATTAGGTAAAGCACGACGTACTAAACTGATTAAGATTGGATCGAAGTTAGAAATACCGCCAGTTGTATTAGTTGGTGTTCCTTCCATCAATGTTTCGCGATCTGAATCCATCGCTGCTTGTTGATTTTCCAATACAATTGCAGTAACTGCTTTTTTGTATGGATCAGTAATTTTTGCTAATTCTGGATGATCCAGAACTGGACTCCATTTATTTTGCAATTCTTCGTTTAATAAAGCCATTTAGATAAACTCCTTAAATTTTTATTTTTATTTTAAAATTGTTTGTGAAATACGTGAAGCATAAGCAGCGATTGTTGGATCAACTCTTTTTGCTGGTTTTACTTCTTCATTTAAGTCAATAACGTCATTTAAAGATTCGATAGAAGCTGGTTTAACGGTAGATGCTGAGAAATAAGATTCTTTAATATCTTCCATTTGTGTAACAAAATCATTTTCGCTTACAAATTCTACGCTCTCTGCGATAGTTTTAATTTTTTCAGCTTGAGATAATGTTAATCCTTCACATACTGCGTGAAGAGCTTCAACTTTCTTTTGTTCTGACAATTTTTGTTTCAAGTTAATGTTTTTATTCATTTCTTCATTAACTTGTTTTTCTAATGCCTCTACTTTAGAAGCTAATTCTTCTACTACATCGAATTTTTCTTCAGGAATATCGATATAGTGTTCTTCGAATACGGTTTTTAAAGACTCAATAAAGCCTTCTGCAATTTCAGTTCTTAAACCTGATTCAACTGCTAATTTATTTTCTTCCATCCACGATTCAGTAACGTAATCTAAATATTCGTCAACTTTATCAGTGAAATCTTCTTTCATATCTTCATAAGCTTCTTCGAATTGCGCAACATAATGCGCTTCTAATTCTTCAGCTAATTCACCAACTTTAGATTTAACAGCAGCTTCAAAAATAGCAGATGCTTTACGTTTAAAACTTTCTGATAAGTTTTCGCCAGCCATTAATGCTGCGATATCTTCGTTTACTTCTTCTTCATCTTCGTCTGGTTCGCCTTCTTCATTAACACCTTTTTTAGGATGAAGATTTACTTTTGTATCAACTTTAGAAGCAGCTTCAGCTGGTTGTGGAGCTAATTTTTTCATTGGTTCAGCGCCAACAGGTGGTGTTTGTCCTGGAGGAGTTGCTGTTGGAGCTTCTACATCTACTTTTTCCCACTCAGCATTTCCAGTATCATTAGCTGTAGTTTTATTAGCTGTGTCATGCAATTTTTGACCTTGACCAAATGAATCTTGTTTTGCATCTTTGTCTTTTCTGTTGCCGTTTAGGATATCCATTGCAGCTTCAGAAAGATTTAAATTTTTTTGTGACATCAAATATCTCCTATTAGATTTTTATAATAATTATTTATATAAATTAAATTTTGTATTAAAGTTTTCTTAAAAAGTTTTCGAAGATTTTAAGAGCCATCGGTTCAACTTCTTTAGCTGTAAGTTTTCTTAAAGTATCTCTTGATTCTTCAAGATATTGTTCAACCCAACCTTTACCTTCAATAAACATCCATTCTTTTCCTTCCATTAAACCTTCAACATAGCAATCTTTACCTGATGGATCCAATACAATATCAACTGTTACTAAGCGAAAATCTGGTTGGACGTATTTAATTCCATTAGATTCTTTGATTGAGCCTAATCCTCTTGTTGATACTCCAAAATTTACGCCAGCATCAATAAATGATTTTACGATATTTCCATTAGGAGTATCTAAAACTTTAGCTTCACCATAGCAACGATGATCATCAAAATCCAATTTAGTAATAAGGTGAGATACTTTATCTGGGTTAATTTGCGGTCCTTCTGGGTGAGACAATTCACCTAAAGATCTACGAGTATCAATATAATCTCTTTTATATCTTGTTACTTCAGGTAGCATATGCTCTTTTACATAAACTCTACCATTTCTGTTTTGTTCATTACAATGAATGAAATAACCTTTAATAGTATGATTCTTTTTACCGTTAGCTTCTTCTACAAGAACTTCTGTTTCGGTAAACTCATTTAACAATTTCATCGTTTGTTAACTCCTGTTATTGACCAGATTCTTCCGATAAATCTGTTGATTGTAATTGAGCAGCCTGTTCCAAAATTTCCAAGAAACTTTTATCTGAAACGTGTAATTGTTCTGCTAATTCTTCATTATTGTTGATGAAATTTAAAATTACATCAGCGCATTCTTTATTTATATTTAACTCCGACTGGTCGTCAAATATAATAACTCCTATATCATCATTCTCTGATATTTGTGTTAACTTTTCTAAAACTGATTCTGTTGTATTAGAAAAGCTAGAACCGTCCAAAGGAACAGTGATAAATTGATCTAGATGTTCAGAATGATATAATGCAACTTGTTGCCCATTAGGGAATCTCTGAATATACGTTCTTTTTAGAATTAATACTTGAGGTAAATCTTTATGTACTTTTTTAGTCATAGTATGGATTCTTTGCTGATTTATCTAAAGGTTGTTTATTTGATTTTTTATTTCCTGTAGCAGGTTTACCTACAGACGGATCTTGATCATTTGCATCTTGATCATTAGGCACCCCATCTCCATCTGGATCAGCATTAGGATCTTCTCCAGGTGCTCCAGGAGCTTGACCAGAATCTCCGCCTAATCCAGCCATTGGGTCGTTCATTAACTTTGGATCCGGATATACTTCATCTTTAATTTCTTGTGCAATTTGTTTTTGCATTTCTTCAATTTCATCGTCATCCATTTTAAGGATATTTTTCTGAATCCATTCTTGCGAATAATAAACACCTTTATATGGATCAACAACTGCTAATAAATTTAATCTATTTTGTAATAACTCTGCGTCTTTCATTTCAGCATAATTATTATCTCTAATAAATTCATAATCAAAATCTTGTTTATATACATCAAATTCATCATCAGTGCAAATACCTTTTAATTGGCATTGAACTTTTAATGCTTGATCAAATAAATCTGAAAATTTATTTCTTAATCTTTGTATAAATTTATCAAACTTGATTTCATCACGAGAAATTACTTGATTGGTACCAACGTCAAATGCGCTATCTGGTTGAACTAACCTAGAGAAAGGAACATTAAGTGCTTTATATAATTTTTTCTCGAAATATTCTACCATTGACATATCATCAAATGCAGCAGATGATGGTAATGTAGTAATTTCTGTTGATTTATTGTCAGAGCGTCTAGGCAACCAGAAATCATCCATCATAGAAAGGAATCTTCTATCATCTCTAATTTCGCCTGTTGTAGCGTCATAAACAACTTTATTTTTATATTTGGTCATAATATCTTTAAGATATTGTTCTGCCTTCATTTTAGGTAGATTACCAACATCAATATAAAAAATACGTCTTTCTGGAGCTCTTGATACTTTGTAAATTATGCTAGCATCCTCGATCATTCTTAATTGATTTAGAGGTTTAATGCATTTATGTAAGTTACTTAATATAATTGATCGTTTTGCGTCTAACAAACCTGATGTGACGCAAATCATAGCGTCTGGGGCAATTCTTAATCCGGAATTTGTTAAATTAGATTTTGTTGATATAGTGTCAGAATAGATATAATATTCAACATAACCAGCAACAATATCATAACCAGTAGCCTGATCTTTTACTTTTCTAATTTCGCGAATTTTTGTAATTTTTCTTGGATCTGTGTATCTTAATTCTTGAATACCTGCATTTGGATTTGCTTTATCAAGAATAATATTATAATACATTCTTCCGTCAACATAATATCTTCTAAAGATATCTTGACCCAATTGTTTAAAATTCAAAAGAGTCAAGATATTATCAAATTCGTCTTCAATAGCTTTTTTTATTTTGGGTGCAACTTTTAGATTATCTAATTTTAATTTTACAATAACTCCATCTTCATTGATAATTGCTTCATTGATTATATCATCAACAGCGCTTTCAATTTCTGGCTGCATAGCCATTTCGCGATATCGAGTAATTAACTCAACATCATTTTTATAATTTGAATCTAAATCAATAGTAGTACCATAATGAGCTGCTGCAGTTATGGTAACTGCACCATCATCTAGTACTGGAGCTGAAAAAGAAGGTAGCACTTCCTGTGCTGGTGTATCTTTCCCTATTTTAAAACCGAATAATGAAAATTTAGCCAAAATAAATTACCTTTTTTAAATATTAATAGTATATTCTTATATATTAGGTTACTGATTTAGCTGACCAATATTGATAAGAGAATGTTACTCCAAATTCTTCTATTCTGTCATTTGAACCCCAGTCAAGAGAAATTGGGTCAACTGTGTTAGGGAACATACCAACAAATTTATATTCTTTGATTGGTGCGCCAGTTTTACTATATTGTGTTACTGTAGCATCGCAGCAATATAGTAATGAATTAATTGCTCCAGCAGCACGAATGTTTTGCGAATGACTGTTTAATTTATCTGACCAAGTTTCGAATGCATTTCTGATCGTAAAATCTTCGTCATTAATAATTGTAATACTCCAATCCGGAAATTGTCTATCACCAGCAAATTTTACTTGACGACCGAAATAAAATTGTGAAGCAACACCAACTATAGATGGTGGTAACGTAGTTGCATGAGCCATAAATGTTAATTTTTGAGATGCAACAGGTGAACTCGCAATAGTTGGAAATGTTAATGCAACTGAAAATAAATTCGGTCTAGCACCATCACCAATCATTGCTGATCTAAATTCTGCAATATTGAACGCCATGTTCGGATACTCCTTGATAAAAAATCGTAAATATTCTTTTAATTATTTATAATGGTGGGTGACGAAGAAATTAACGTCACCCACTATCTTGTTATTTAAAATTTACCAGCAATCTCAGTAAAGTCAACGCCAGTACGAACTGCTACGAAATTTAATTGTATAAAGTTAATTGATCTGGATGGTTTGATATAGATATCACCAATAAATCTATTTGTATCAATAACTTCTGCAGTATTATTTGTTTCATCGCATATTACTTTAAAGTCATAAATACCTCTACGACCTTTTACATCTCTTAAGAATGGTTCAACCATAGATATAAATTGAGCTCTTGTAAACGCGTCATTGAATTCAAATAAAGAGTATTTTGCAGCAATTGCAATAGATTTTTCAAGAACAATAAACAATCTACGAACATTAATACGATCGAATGCAGATGGTTTCATTTGCATTGTTTTATCGCCATAAAGAACAATACCTTCTCCTGGGAATGAAACAACTGGATTAATACCATTTTTATATAACTCATCTCTTTGAGCTTTTGTTGGGTTAAATGATAATTTAATAGCATTTAAAATTTGCCCGCGATTAAAGCCTGCAGGAGAGAACCATGGATCTCTAATACTATCAGTTCTAGCGCATAAACCAGCAATATCACCATTTAATGGGACATAACGATATTTGTTGTTATATTTATCGAATTGATATTTCCATCCAGAATCAAATACTGAATATGAAGTTGATGGAGTTAAACTTTGTCTATAGTCAATAATCTTATCAACATTAATTGCATCAACAGCATCAGTTCTTGTCGGAGAAATGAAAGCTACGCAATCTTTTCTTGCATTTACAATATCTAAACAATGATTAGCAATAGTTGCATTTGCCTCTCCAGTAAACAATAAAGAAATATCAACTTCATCTGGATCAGAAAATAAATCATATGATGTTTGAATATCTGCAAGTGATGGAGCGTTATCTGTTCCACCTTTTAATCTTACTGAATAATTATTTACTGAATCATATTCTAATCCAGAAGAAGTAGGTGTTCCCCAATTTGATGTTCCAGTTAAATGATCAGCAACATAAATGTATTTAGAACCGTTAAATACTTTAGTTACATAATAATTTGGAGCTCCATCATCTGTTACTGCATCTTCAGCTGTAGATACATGAGCAAATTTTTCTATTGGAGTATTTCTTTCTCCTGAAAACTTACCATCAGAATCGACAACAATTATATGGATTTCATCATTAGCAACATTTTTTCTTTCTCCATAGATAGAAGTTCCTGGAGCAGAATCAAAATCAGCCGCATATGCCCAACTTGTTGTTGTGGTTGCATTATATTTTGTGTTAACTGCGGTATTTGTTAATGTTAACTGTGAAGTTGTTGAAGTTACTGCACCAATACTTGCAACTGTATATGTAGTTCCGCTTATTGTTATTAAATCGCCAGATGACAAAAATGTATTTGCATAACCTGTATTTAAAGTTACTGCTGCATTACCTAATACAGTATTCGCAGTTAAACCCATTTTTTTAAATGAGTGTGCAGAAGAACAAACAGAAACAGTTAATGAATTACCAAATGCTCCAGGATAACGACCATAAAACGCGCCAAATTGATGTTTAGATCCTGCTGCAAAATGAACTTCGTAATCTTCTTCGTTTGCAATACTTACATTAGTGTTATATGTAGGTAATACAACTGGTCTGTTGGTTGAATCACCAACTAAATTCGCGACAACATGTACAGTATTCCCGCTAACTGTATTTGCTGTCAAAGAAAAAATATTTCCAGCGGAATTAGTTATTTTAAAAACGTCTCCGCTATGTAAATAGTCAGCAACATCATCATTAAATACAACTGTTGTACTATTATTTGTAGTAGAAGCAGTTAAATTACTTAAATCGATAAAATCCGAAATTGCTGTAGCATTAAACGTATTTGCATTATCAATAGCTCTAACTAATCTAAGATTATTTGTATACGCTAAAAAGTTAGCAGCAGAAAAGAATGACGTATAGTTTGTATTGTTTGGTTTACCAAAATTTGCAGCTAATCTGTTTTCAGAATCAACTAATGTTCTGATACCTGCTGGTCCCCAGCTAAATTGTCCGGCAAATGCTCCAACTGAAGAACCGACGCCTGGAACGACATTGGTTAAATCAATTTCTGATACATTTACTCCAGGTGATAATTGAAACCCCATAAATTGTACTCCTTGTTATAAAAATAGAAAATCAGTTTTCATAGAGTTATTTATAATATTTTGCGTTTATGTTTACCAATAACTTTCAACTGGTTGTACAACTTCCCATAAATCTCCATCTTCTAACGTAAATCTATCCATTAATGGATTACTAAATTGCGGCATAGGTGGAACATCAATATCATCTTCTTTAATATAATTATTTTCTATTTGTAATCTTTTGCGAATATCAGTAGATGATAATTCTATAAATAATTTTTGAGTTGATAACCAAGCAAAAATAACTAAAGTCATCGCTAAATCATCATTTGCTCCTTCTTCAGCTGCAAATGAATTATTTGTTGCAATAAATCTAGTTAATTCGTATATTGTTTCGCTGGAATTAATTCGTAATTTATCAGTTTCAATTAAAGTCTTTAAAGTAGTACAACCAACACGTTTTACTAATGGACTCATATTAACGCCATTTTGTGTGGCTTTACCGTTCTCGCTTATTTGTTGAGCTTTTTTGTTTCCTGCATAAACTTTTAATACATTTTCATATTCTAAATCTTGAAATAAAGTATCAGCTACTGTTGGATTATTGTTTACTTCAATTAATACATATGCATTGTTATAATATTCTCCAGCCATTTTAATAATATCTGGAAATAACATTGGATGTAATTGATTATTTCTATATGTAGCTACTTGTGTGTATGGAATTGTTGATACATCAAAAATAGAAAATGCAGCAAAATCCAAGTTTTTCCCTTCTGAGACGTCAACAGTCATTGCATAGATATGATCTTTATCTATTTGTTTTTTAGTTTCATCATCAAATGATTCTTTAACCGGAGGGATAAATACATCCATTTCATTTGGAATTGTTATTCCAGCAAATATTTCATCATCTGTATCTAATGGATCTACTGCAACAAGAGTTTGTAATTTTGAACCATCGATTAATGTATTTGTAGATCCTAAAAATTCGCAATTATGCGATAAAATTCCATTAGTATAATAACATTTATCGTTTCCCGCATCTATGACATCAAAAACTTCTTCTAATTCAAAATTTTCAGAAATAAAATCAATTTTAGAAAATCCATGAATAGTCTCTATAAAATCTAAATCAGATAATTCGCTAATTTCTTTATAACCATCAAGAGTTTTTATTTTATGATCTATAGTACAATCAAGAAAACAGTTATTTTGTGTTATAATCTGAACGGTTCGTTTTTTATGTAATTTATTTACACCTCTAAACTTTTCCCATCCATTTATAGTTTTTATTTTATATTTTGTATTTTTCCCAAACATGTTTCCAACTTTTTTTGGTTAATAATCGCATTAAAGCTGCTGGAGTTAATTCATAAGTATTTGCATAAAACTTAGAAAAACTCCATTCATATGAATCAACTCTACCGTTTCTTTGTGTTATTCCTTCTGACTCTAATTTTGGTCTACTAAAATATAATTCTAATATTTCTATAACTTGGTTTTCTTTTAATTTTGCTTTAGAATTTAATTCCCCAGTGCTATTTTTAGAACGTTTTATTTTTAAATCTTCGGAAACAAATATTTTTTTACCTTTATTCCATGGAATAGTTCCTTTTTTTACTCCTCCAATTCCAGGTCTTTTAATTCCTTTTTGTATATTAGAAATTTGTTCTGTTGACATATCCATACGTTTCATTATCATGGCGCAAGCTCCGAATTCCTCTTGCGCTTGATGAATATTAAAATGCTCGCATATTGATACGCATTTCAAATTGGTAATATCATTATTATTCCTATTACCGTCTATATGGTGTATTTCATATGTTCTTCCTTCATAATCTTTTGGAATACTACCATAATGCTCTTCCCATATTTTTCTATGTTTTGACATAAATATGCTCCTATTATAAATATAATTATTTATAATATTATGAATTCTTAGGAATTCATAAGCGAATGTAATTTACGCATTGTAATTTTTTGTTCATTACCAAATTCATCCTGTATTTCAACTATTGTATCCCCAGTAACGCATGCAAATTCTTGGTTAAACTGACGAGCAGAGGTATTTCTAATCGTAGTTTCTTTCCATAATTCGTCGCGTCCTGGAACTCTAGACCAATGAATATCAACAGCTTTATAATCGCTCTTTTTACTTACCGCATCCATCCACATTTTATAGTATAAATTCATACCACGAGGAGTAGATACAATAATAATTTTTGTTGTTTTACCTGATGAAATTACAGGATATGTTGAAGTAAAGAATTCTTCGGCTAAGTTATTATGAACGTGAGCAAATTCGTCCATAAATACAAGGTTAAACGATCCACCACGAACAGAACTAGCAGCAGTAGAAGCCGCTAACATTTTTGATCCATTTTCTAGTTCAATACTGCCTTTGTTCCATATAACAATACCTTGTTGTAACCACATAGGTAAATTTTCATAGGCTAATTGATATCGAGATAGAATCTCAACAGCTAACGATTTTTTATTAGCTGTTATAGCAATATTATAATTTTCAGTAAATAATGATAACCACAAAAGATAACCAACAGATGTTGTGGTTTTACCTGATTGTCGACCAATCCTTACAATAGAAAATCTATTTTCGTGAAATGCTTGAACCATTTCTTCTTGATAATCATGCATATCAAAATAGACAAGACCTTCATCAAGATTAATAATTTTTACATAATTACGAATAAAATATATTGGATCGTTAACGCACTTTCTAAGTTCATCTGCTTGGTGTTGATCATATTCCCAATTTTCAATACCAGCTCTTCTTAGATTAGGGTTATCTCTATAATATAATTTATTGCTACCCTCAAAATCAATCATATATTATTCTTCTTTTGGTTCATTTTTAATAGATCTTATTAAATCTTTAGTTGACCCAACAAAAACTGCATTTTTAATATTTTGCGTAACAGTTTCTTTTTTCCCTGTAATATCGCGCATTTTCTTTTGAACTTCAAGTAATTCTTTTGATGCATCAACAACCGTTTTTATCATATTACCAGCAACTTCAAAATCTCTAGCTTTTTCTGATTGCCTAGCAATAGCCAACATATCATCAATAGCTTCAGTTCCTTTTGAAATTAAAATATCAATACTTTCTCTAGTTCTTTCATAATCAGTTTTTAGGTCATGATCTAATAAAGTAGATAAATCATGAGTTGATTGTTCTGCAGGTAAAAATTCTGCAAATTCAGTTTCTTCTTCAATCACCAATGGAGGAACATTAAATAATTCCTCCATTGTTTTATTAAATTTTGTCATAATTTATAGTGTATTATCTATGTAAGTTGTATTCGAAGTCCATGGACCGACAGGTGGATATACATTTGGAACAGGAACAACAGATGCTACATATGCTAATCCATTATCAGGTAATTGTCCTATAGTATATTGGGCTGTATTGAATGTAGTTGTAATTAATGAATTGTTTGCAAATGTACCAATAATATTTGTTAAAGTTAATATCTTTGTTCTTTCGTTCCAATCATAAACAGTGCCTCTTGCAGATGCAGTATCATATGAATACCCTTGATAAACTGGTTCTCCGTGTTTGAATGTTCCAGTTCCAGAAGTTAATACAAATGCAAATATTGAACTTGGGATGTATACATTTGTGTTTGCCATCAAAATTGGTACGCGAGCAATTGGAGGTTGATAGATAAAACTTCTTGCTGTAAAAGTTAAAGTCCTAAACACAGATCGAACTGGGGAATCAAATGATCCAGTTGCGTCTTGTTCTTCTGATTCTCCATTAAATGTTACTGGTATATTTTTTATTATTCCTGCTTCCGGAACCATTGCGATTCTCATATTATAATCCGGATTAAAGTGCGTTAAAATATATTCCATTATTTGATTTGCATCTTCAACATTTCTGGTATATAAAATTAATTCAAAATTAAAGTTATATGGGATTGGCGATTTTACGAACATATCGCCGGAAGAACTACATCCAGTTAACATAACTGCAGAATTTAATTTACGATTAACATCTATTTCCATTGATGTCAATCCATATTCAATACGGGGTAACGTTATTTGAACTTTTTCGTGTGGAATATCTAGTCTTTTTACATATTTTTCTTTGTCACCATAAATTATTGGGACAATAATACGCTCTACTTCAATTCCATTTTCATCAAATTTAACGAATGGAATATCTTTAAATAAACTAGCAAAAGATACTGTTGTTTTTCTTATTGCTTGAAATCTATATGCTGCACTCATATTTGTTATGCCTTAATATTTTAAACTGCCGTAATTATCAGATACATCAACAAAACTTGATACTTCAGCTAAAAGCGGTAAATTATCAAATTGAGTTTGGTGTATTTTATCATCAACCGAAGTTAATAAATATACTGAATTACTTGTTGCGCCGACAATATTAACAGGAGAAGTATTTGAAAATTCTCCATTAATATTCATTATAGTTAATATTGTATTTGCAGCATCCCATTCTGCAACTTCAGCGTATGCAGTATGATTATTTGCACTGCCTTGGTAAATAGTTTCCCCAACAACAAAATCTCCAGTTCCATCTTGAACATCAAGAATTGTTTTATATGATTCAAGCAATTCAATAGAGTCAATAGATTCGATGCCAGTATCCAAACTTTCATCATTATATTTGAACGGTTCAAGAGATAACTCATAGTAAAACGGTCTTATTCTTCCTAAAGTATATAAATCTTTAGAAGTATTAACAAATTTAATTTCAAATAATTCGCCAGAATCTTTAAAAAATGGAATAAAAATTAAATTACCTTCTTTTGGAACCGCAAACTGATTTCCAGTTCTTTTCATAAATTCTTTAAATGAAAACTGAATTTTTGTTTGATTTCTAACTTCTAATCCAAATTTTGAAAAAAAGTCTTGTTCATCTCCATAATCCATTGTATTGACTAGATACATATCCATTTTAAATGCTTCATTAAAATGCTTTAAAGGATCGTCTCCATAGACTAGATCTCGTCCTTCAACGTTTGAATTTGGAATATAGTAACCACTGAAGCCTTGAATGTTTATCGCCTCGTTGTAGAGATCCTCGATTAAATTTATCTCGACAGCAGGTTTACCGTAATTCTGGAAATATTTACTTGGCATAATAATTATCCAACTAAAAATTGAACTGGTAATTCGTATCTATCTTGCATTTCAGTTTCTAGTCTTTGTATATCTGCAAATGCTTCATCATATGTTTCTTTACCATTTAATGTCAATCCACCTGGAAGTTGTATTCCTCCAAATTTTTTCATATTATCTCCCCATTGACGTTTAAACAGCGCAGTAACATATTCCTTCAACCAGCGGTCATTATATACACTTTCAAAAGTTTCTGGATCGATTGCTTTATAACCTTCGGCAACTACCATAGAACCAACTGGTATCTGTGATGAACCCCATCCCCAATCTACATATAATCTACCAGTATGACGTTGAAATCTAATTGGAACTTCTCCAGTAAACATTTCGCTTAAATTTTGAAGATGTTGCATTGTAATAGAGAAATTGGTATAAGATGTTGATGTAAAATCATACAATTCATGTAAACGCAATTGATATCTTAAATCAAACATATTATTTTTAGTAATAGTTTCATTTAAAGCAAAGATTTTAGTAATACCTAAAATTCCTGGATCGATATTAAAATATTTTTGATCTACATCTTCTTGCGTTATAACATGTTTCCAATAGAAAGATTCAGTTGCATCAAAATGATAATCTTGATAGAATTGAATTGCATCATCAATTCTATCTTCTAATTGGTCGTCATCAACATTGATTGTAATGACTGGAGCGCCTAATCTTCTTAATGCATAATCTTTTAATTCGTCTCTTGATGTAACTTGAGCCATGTTGAAATCCCTTTAATATAAACTTTATTATCTATTTATAAGAAAGGGATTAGAATTATTTATTGGTGCGTTGAAAAAATATTATTTATTAATAATATATACAAGTAAAAGCAGTTTTTAAAATAAAACTGCCTAAATATTGTTCACTCATTATTAAATCGTTAACGCAAATGTAAATGAATGAGAAGTTCCATTTACAACAAAATTTAAACTCCACGTATATGTTCCAGGGTCATTAATTGTTACGTATGTTGATGGAGTTTGTATTATCGGTAAGAAAGCGAGATAAAACAGTAATTGCCCTGACGCATTCGCATACATATATGTTCCATCTGCAGAACCGTTATATGTCGCGCTACTCACACCTGAAAGTATAACACTTGGCGCATTAGATACGGTACTATAGTCGTCGGCAAACATTCTAAAAGTATGTGTATGAGAAGGAGAAGATGTTACATTTATATATGCTGGAACTTTAGCAAAAGGAGATACTCCGCCGACAACAATATCTACGCTATTATACCAGTTTCCATTTGTAGCCGCTGTACTACTTACACTATAAGTTGCTGATCCATAATTTACAATAGAGAAGCTATTCGGAGTTGTGTCTGCAGTTGTTGTAGATACAGAATTTGATGTGCTTGATGCTGTACTACTTCCTACACTGTTTGTTGCTTTTACTGTAAATGTATATGCAGTTGAATATAATAACCCAGAAACAGTAATAGAACCAGAATCAGCTTGATTTATTGTTCCAGTTAAATTTCCAGGAGAACTAGTTGCGGTATAACTTGTAATTGCAGCACCTCCATTATTTGCTGGAGCAGTAAATGGCACTGTTGCTGTAAACCCTCCACCATACGCAGTTGCTGTTGAACTAACTGTTACTGTACCGATAGTTGGTGCGCCTGGAACGGTAATAGCAGTTGCTGTTACAGAATTTGATGCGCTCGATGCTGTACTAGATCCGGCGCTGTTTGTTGCTTTTACTGTAAATGTATATGCCTGCGATGCAGTTAATCCAGAAACAGTAATAGAACCAGAATCAGCTTGATTTATTGTTCCAGTTAAATTTCCAGGAGAACTAGTTGCGGTATAACTTGTAATTGCAGCACCTCCATTTACTGCTGGAGCAGTAAATGGAACTGTTGCTGTAGTATATGATATTGTAGCTGTTCCAATAGTTGGGGCATTGGGTACAGTATATGCTGTTACAGAATTTGATGCGCTCGATGCTGCACTACTTCCTACACTATTTGTTGCTTTTACTGTAAATGTATATGCTTGCGATGCAGTTAATCCAGAAACAGTAATAGAACCAGAAGAAGCTTGATTTATTGTTCCAGTTAAATTTCCAGGAGAACTAGTTGCGGTATAACTTGTAATTGCAGCACCTCCATTTACTGCTGGAGCAGTAAATGGAACTGTTGCTGTAGTTCCATTAGAATTTAATGAAACAGTTCCTATAATCGGAGCATTTGGTGCATTTATTGCTACTGGCCAACTCCCTGCTGTTTTATATTGCGACATTTGCGTCATCGTCCAAATACCCTGTGCCGAATTCGCTTGTACAGTAGGAGCAGTTTTTGAAATAAACCCGCCTAAATATTGTTCACTCATTATAAAATCTCCTGCAATACTGTAATCATTTGTAACCTCTTTAATATAAATTTATTATCTATTTATAAGAAAGGGATTAGAATTATTTATTGATGCGTTGAAAAAATATTATTTATTAATTGGGTTAATTTTATCCCAATAGCCTAGCTCAAAGATTTTTATAGTAATTAGACCAATTATGTTTGTTTAATCCAAGATACAGAAGGTTCGTCCCAATAATACAGCCCATCTTGTGGATAAGGTATAGGCGGTTGCCATGACATTGTGTTAATATCACCTATCCATGATGGATAAGGTTTTCTAGCCTGATGCTCTGCTTGTTTATCTGCGTTAAATTCAATCTCTGATAATATAGCAACTACTCCTGTTAAACTAGTATCTGCATCATCGTTGCATATTCCATAATACAGTGGCATTTCAGCATAAGATCCGTCGGTATTTGTATCTATTGGGTAAATTGATTCATTTGCAAAGACAAATTGAAATCCCGTTACATCTGGAAGGGTAGGTCCGGTACGCATTGGTGCTTCTGTGCAAAGTATTTTTGTACCTGCGTCAATATTTGTTAATTGTATGTACATAATTTTTTCCTGTTTTAAACTGGTATCCTGCGGACGGCTCTGACATATAGGTTGCTGGACTTAGAGAAACCGCCTTGCCCGCCATCGACGAAACCACTTCCCAACGCGTAACCGCCACTAAATCCATCAAGTTCATTAGACATCCAATAGTATGTGTATGTGTATGTTGCAAATGCTTCCGTTCCACCAGTTTTAAACGCAACAACACTCGTTTGAGCGGGTGCGTTACTGGTATAATTAGTGCTAACAGGCTCTGGAGATACTGCGTTAGGATTTGACCCTGTGGTAGTTATATTTGTATCCGTACTCGGTTTTAAGAAATAATACAGCACTTCTAATTCATTTTGAGCTGGTAAATACCAATCTGTGTAGCCGTTTAACCCCCCCCCGCTATTTAAATTATTACAAAACGCAGCCGCTTGGTATGACGCGCCTAACGCAGCCAATGTCGCAGTGTTTGTCGGTCCATTAATAGTAGAAAATACTCCAGTTACTGTTGAAGGTCCCCATGTTCTACTTGAGTTTTCGCCCGATGCTTTAGGAGCAACAATCAAATAATACTGTGTCCCAGATACATTAATTTTACCCCCAATAAAACCACCGCCATAGGGTGCGCCAATATTAGGGAAAACAGGACCTATGCTGGGCCACAGCGTTTGACCAACTGCTTGGAGTTGTTGACGCATAGTCCACATGCCCGTTGCGCTAGAGCCTGACGTTACTAGTGCTGTCGCTGACAGCACGCCGCCTTTATATCGCATTGACATAGAAAATTCCTATTAAGAAATTGCTTCGTAGCTTGCAACAAGTTCAATTGCATTACTTGTTCCTGATGTTGCAACGACTGATTGCGTTTCAGTAACATAAAAAGCAGTAGTTTTATCAGTAATAATTAATGACGCATTAGCAGGAACTGAAATTTGATATGCTAATCTATAATTAGTTCCTGTTCCGCCTGTTGCGCTATTAACAGCAAGAGTAATTGAAGTTGGATTTGCTGATACATTACAAGCAGTAATATTTCCAACTTTATATACCGTTCCAGAAGCTGGAGTTAATGATGTCCAAGTAGTTGCAGTATTGGCGCTACTACATATTAAATATGTTGTATTGCCGTATATACTCTGAACAGCTGTTATATTTGGGTTTGCCATAATTGTCCTTTAATTTATATAATATACGATATTTATTAGAATCCCATAACCATAGCAAGAGCTATAGCTTTACCACCCGTAAAAGTTGGAGCTGGGGCAGCTGATACCCATGTACCATTATTACTTGTTAAAATATTACCAGTGGTTCCAGGAGCAACTGTCTGAAGCGTAGAAGTTCCATTTCCTAATATAACATTATTTGCAGTTAATGTTGTAGCTCCAGTTCCGCCGTTGCCTACAGGTAAAGTTCCAGTAACATTTGTTGTTAGCGAACAATATGTAGTTGAGGTTGACCCAGTTCCGCCGTTGCCTACAGGTAAAGTTCCAGTAACATTTGTTGTTAGCGAACAATATGTGGTTGAGGTTGATCCAGTTCCGCCATTGCCTACAGGTAAAGTTCCAGTAACATTTGTTGTTAGCGAACAATATGTGGTTGAGGTTGATCCAGTTCCGCCATTGCCTACAGGTAAAGTTCCAGTAACGCCAGTGCTTAATGGTAAATTTGTACAATTAGCAAGATGCCCTTGATATGGACTTCCTATATATGCTCCAACAAGAGTAGGATTAGTTGCAAATACTAATTTTCCTGTTCCGGTTTCGTCTGAAATTATACCAGCTAAATCGGAACTCGTTGATTGATTAAATTGCGCTAAAGTTCCAGTTGTTCTTGCAACAGTAGAATCTACAGCTATAGTTGCTGCAGAACCGCCAATATAATTAGTTCCAGTAGACCATAATAATCCAGTTCCATTTGATAGCGCATTTAAATTATTACCCAATGTAATACCGGAAATGGTATTTGCAGCTAATTTTGTAACTGTAATAGATCCATTTGCTATTGCTTGAGTAGTAATAGCGTTGTTTGCTATTGCTTGAGTAGTAATAGCGTTGTTTGCTATTGCTTGAGTAGTAATAGCGTTGTTTGCTATCGTTTGTGCAGTAATAGCATTATTTGCAATTAATTGTGTAGTAATAGAATTATTTGCTATTGATGCTGCCCCTATTGCTCCCGCAGACATCATAGAAGAAGTTATAACGCCAGTATCGCCAGTAGAAATTAATGCTCCAGTATTAGCAGAAAAAGTTAGCGTTCCCCCAGCAATTGCGCTTGGTTTAATAGTAGTTGTTCCGCTAGTTGAACCATTTAATAAAATGGTTTTTCCAGTTGCTAACGCAAGGTTTTCTGAACTAGTCCACGCACCAGTAATATTATACCAAGTAAAAGTTTTATCTGTAGAGCCTTTTATGGTAATACCACCACCTGAGGCTGTGTTATCAGTTGCACCACCTACAGAGCCGAAAAACGCTCCAACTAATGCATTATTAATATCAGCTGTAATTTGCGTTGGAGAATCAACAGATAAAATAACTGCACTAGGTCCTGGAGATCCAGTTCCGCTAAGTTTACTGATAAGCATTCCAGGAATCATGCCGCTGCTAGATGAAACGGTTAAGACTCCACTCGAAGTAGAAATTGCTGTCATTTGCGTATTTGCAATTGCTACAACACTACCAAGAGTAAAATTTTTGTCATCAACATTTACTTCATTAGAATTAATAGTTGTCGTTGTTCCATTAACGATTAAGTTAGAAGAAACAATTAAATCTCCAGATAGAGATAAACTAGTTCCTGTTGCAGCACCGATATTTGGAGTAATTAATAGAGGAGAATTTGCAAAGACTAGAGAACCAGTTCCAGTTTCATCGCTAATAACTCCGGCAAGTTGCGAACTAGTTGTTGATGCAAAATATCCAAGATTACTAGTATTTCTTGCAACAGTAGAATCTACAGCTATAGTTGCAGCAGAACCACCGGTATAATTAGTTCCAGTAGACCATATTAACCCAGCTCCATTTGATAGAGCATTTAAATTACTACCAAGATAAACGCCTGATATAGTATTTGCAGCCAATTTATTCGTTGCAATAGAAGCAGTATCGCTAATATGAATGTTGGAAATTGTAGTATTGGCAATCATATTTGCTGATACTGTTCCAACACTTCCAGTCACAACAGCTGTTCCTGATTGGTTAGGAAATACAATTATATTAGTTCCGCCTGTTTCAGTTACTTGTAATGTTACACCATTTGCGCTGTTTATATTATTAGCTAATCCTAAATTAACAATACCTCTAATTGTAGTATTAGAAGAACCTAATGCAATATTAGTTGTTCCAATTGTTACTGAAGTATTTGCTAATTTAGCGTTACTAATAGAGCCAGCCAACATAGCATTAGTAACAGTACCTGTATCACCAGTAGATATTAACGCTCCAGTATTAGCAGAAAGAGTTAAGGTTCCGCTAGCATTAGAACTGGCTTGTAATATTGTATTTCCACTTGTCGACCCAAGATAACTAATACTTGATACATTTGCAAGAGTAGTGTATACTGAACCTAAACTTAAAATTGACGAACCAATCGTTACTGTATTATTAGATAATTTATCACTGGTAATAGAGCCAGCCAATTTAGAATTACTAATAGAGCCAGCCAACATAGCATTAGTAACAGTACCTGTATCACCAGTAGATATTAACGCTCCAGTATTAGCAGAAAGAGTTAAAGTTCCACCAGCAATTGCACTAGGTTGAACAGTAGTTGTTCCTGATGCAGAACCATTTAATAGAATAGTTTTTCCAGTTGCTAATGCTAGATTTTCTGAACTAGTCCAAGCACCAGTTGCATTATACCAGTTAAAAGTTTTATCCCCTGTTCCTGTAGTGCTTTTTACAGTAATACCACCACCATTAGCTGTAAAGTCAGTTGCAGCACCAACAGAACCAGTAAACTGCCCAGCACCAAGGTTATTTACACTAAGTGTCAATTGAGTTGGTGAATCAATTGACAAAATAATTGCTCCTACTCCTGGAGTTCCTGTTCCAGTTGATTTAGAAACAGACATACCTGGAATCATACTTGTAGTTGTTGTACCAGATACAGTTACTACTGAATTTGAAGTTCCTAATGCATTAAATGAGATTGTTCCTAATACTGGAACATTGCCTAATGTTATATTTTTATCATCAATAGATAAAGTATTTGTATTAAAGGTTGTAGTTGATCCATTTACAACTAAATTTCCTGCAACTGTTACATCACTACCAAATGAAGTTGCATTGGAGAATTTAGTATTAATATATGAATATAAGAATGTATTTGCGCCATCTAATTCATTTTGTGTTGTTATTTTATTAAATATTGATGGATTATCTACATCTCTTAGTTGCCATTGTTTTCCTGAATTATACCATCTTAATATTGCGTTAGCTGCTCCGCCGCCATTAGATCTATTTACAATAATATCTGTATTTGGTGAAGATGGGCTGCCTGTGCTATATAAGAAAATATATTCATTAGAGTCTGATATTGTGGAACCGTAGTTGGTAAATTTACCAAGAACATCTAAATTTTGTACGATAACCGTATTTGATGTTATTAATGGAATAAACGCAACAGTATTAGAATTTCCTGCAAATTTAACGAAAGTAGAATTAACGTATGTACGAGTATTTGCATCTAATGCTATAATACTTTGATTCGTATTGGCTAAATCAGTATAAATTGCTGTATTAGCGGTATCTAAATCTTTTTGTGATATTATTGAATAAGTAAGTCCGTCATAATTTTTAATTTTTGCATTTGTGGTATTAAATAATATACTAGAATTTACTCTTAATCCATCAGTAAATACATTAGAACTAGAAATTGTTTGATCAGATTTTATTGATCCATTAGCATTAATTCCCGAAGAATTGATGAAATTTACAGTATTACTAAATTGAATGTTTCCAGAAACAGCAGTTACTCCAGAAAGAGTTGTATTGCTGCTTGATAATGCTAATGCAGAAACGATATTATTATTAAATGTAGTTACACCAGAAACAACAGTTGTACCAGAAACAGCAGTATTTCCAGAAATGGTTGTAGTTCCAGAAAGATTTGTATTTCCGCTAGAATTTAAATTTACTGTTGATGATACGTTATTGCTAAACGCAGTTACGCCAGTTACAGTAGTTGTACCAGAAAGATTCGTATTTCCACTAGAATTTAGATTTACTGTTGATGATACATTATTATTAAATGTAGTTGTTCCGGAAACAGTAGTCGCACCAGAAACAGTAGTTGTACCAGAAAGATTTGTATTTCCGCTAGAATTTAAATTTACTGTTGACGATACATTATTGTTAAACGCAGTTAAACCTGATACAGTAGTATTTCCAGTTACAGTGGTTGTACCAGAAACAGCAGTATTTCCAGAAATGGTTGTAGTTCCAGAAAGATTTGTATTTCCACTAGAATTTAAATTTACTGTTGATGATATGTTATTGTTAAACGCAGTTACGCCAGTTACAGTAGTCGCACCTGAAACGCTTGTATTTCCAGAAATAGTAGTCGCACCAGAAATAGTAGTTGTTCCGGTTACAGTGGTTGTACCAGAAAGATTCGTATTTCCACTAGAATTTAGATTTACTGTTGATGATATGTTATTGTTAAACGCAGTTACGCCAGTTACAGTTGTATTCCCAGAAACAGTGGTTGTACCAGAAAGATTTGTATTTCCACTAGAGTTTAAATTTGCTGTTGACGATACATTATTATTAAACGCAGTTAAACCTAATACAGTTGTATTTCCAGAAACGGTTGTATTTCCGCTTATAGAATTATTTCCGGAAATATTTGTAATTCCAGATAAACTAGTTTTTCCAATAGAGGAAGTATTTCCGGTAAATAATGTATCTCCAGAAACGGTTGTATTTCCGCTTATAGAATTATTTCCAGAAATATTTGTAATTCCAGAAATAACCATGTTTCCAGATAAACTAGTTTTTCCTATAGAAGAAGTATTTCCAGTAAATAATGTATCCCCTAAAACAGTTGTATTTCCTGTAGATTTTATAATACCAGATAATTCAGTTCTATTTGTAGAGTATAAATTACCATTAACTGTTGCGTTACCATTAATTAATGTTTGTCCAGTAATGTAATTAGTACCAGAAATAGTAGTTTCGCCCGCAAGAGTAGTATTACCGGAAAAAACTGATTTACCAGTTTCAAATAAATCGCCAGTAAATATAACAGGACCATTTACAACTTCAACTTTACCTGTAAATGAAGTATTACCGATTACTGTTGTATTTCCGGTAATAGAAACATTACTACGCAAATCCGTAGAATTTAATACTGTAAGTTTGGTATTTACTGTCGCAAGAGAAGTAAATAAATTAGCAGAAGAAATAGTTGTATTACATCTGATTGCTCCTGCAGTCAAAATACTTGTATTTCCTGCATTTACTACCATTGTATTATACAAATACGATGGGCTGCGAACCTCAAAAAACGTTCCGGTTGGACCAGATATTGATACATTTCCACCAAATACCGCAGAATTACTTACATATAAGCCGGTATTTGGAGAATTTAAATATATCGTCCCGCTATTTTTATAGAAATCTTCATAAAGAAGATTATTTATGCTACTCGCCATTTGATTTGTTGTTATCATCCAATGGGAGAATGTATTTGAATATGTAATCTGAGATATCGCCACTTGTAATTCCCTTTAGGTAAAAATTTTACAACTATATTTATAAATCATTTAGAATTTATAAATTGTAGTAAAATATCTTTAATATCTTTAATGTCTGATTTTAATTCTTTTATTTCGGTTTTAACATTATTAAGATCGGTTTCCATAGTATTTATTAACATATTTTTTCTTCTATTTGCTTTATACTCTTCCAACGCGAATTTATCTGAATTTAATACAGCTTTTGAGGCTGGATCTTTAACCCAGCCTGGAGCATCTTTAATTTTTATTGTATCCATTATACTGTTGCAATAACTCTTAAATTTTTAATAAGTGGGACTCTGGATGGTTCATCTGAATAAAATACAACTTTAATTGCTAACTGGTTAAATGAATTATAATTTACGCCATTAGCTCCAACATATTCAATATTTAATTGTTCGTACGATTCTTCCGCGTAATCTACTGATATTAAAGCTGGAACTGCGTTTGATTTTTTTGGTAATCTATACCATGGAGAATCTTTAAATTCTATACTATAATCATATCTATTTAATATTCTATAAAAAATTTCAATATTTGTTCCGCTTGGTTTGTTTACATCAATATATACTGATATTCCATTAGCATCAAATTCATCATTTAGTGTGATTGCTTTTGTTGCGTATTTTGCATGAGCAGTACCTTCTGTTGCGGACAATTCAGAATTTGATATAGCTATATCATACGGATCAATCAAATTCTTAGTTAAGCAAATACCAGTTGCATTTAAATCTACTATAGGGGTTAAATTTGAATCTGTATTTGTTAGGGTTATCGTAAATGGTAATGTTTCTGTATTAGTTAATCTAGAATGCGTTTGTAGATTTACATTACTATTTGGTAGAATTGATAATGTTGAAGGGTTTTCAGTGTAAAAATCATTAACTGTAGTTGTGCAACTACTAATATACGCAACATTACTAACTTCCATTGTCGATGTAGTTAAATTTATCAAATCATAATCGAATCTTTTTGGTTTAGTTGTTGGTTCATTATCAATAGTATTAAGATATAAATTTTTAGAACCTAATTCAAATACAGCTTGGTATATTATAAAACATAAATCTTTATTTGGATCAATTACCCACGATTCGCCTTGCCCAGAATATATATAATCACCCAAATATGGATTAGTTACAATAGTTCCTGAATCAATATTACCCGCTCCGTTTTCTGCAATAAAAACAGTATGGTTAGATGAATTTGTTTTTAATGTAAAACAATAGTATCCAGGAGAAAGATATACTGGAAATTTAAATTTAAAATCGCATTTTGATACTTGATCAGTGGCATCTACTGATGCTTTCCATTTATAGTTGATCGCGAAGTTAGAAGTAAATGTTGCTTTCCCTAATGGCAACACATCTCCTGGGTATCCATTTACTAATGGGCGTAATTCTAAAGTTATTGGAGAATCTGCGCCAAGATTCTCCATAAATACAGAAATTGATGACACAAACATACCTTTTTTATAATCATCTTTACTAATTAAAAATGTTTGGCCGACGTAATCGTTAACTTTAGATTTTGATTGCGATTTATCATGATCAACAGAATATACTAAATCGAATTCTCTATCAAATACAGATAACTCCCAATTAGAATTAATTATTTGTTCTGCCCAAAATTCCACTTCTTCGTTATAATATTTTTTTTCCCCTGCTATTTTTCTTTTTTTTATATATGTCGAAGTATTGAATTTTTTATCAACATACGCTGTAACTTCTGATTTATTTAATGCCATAAAAAACCCTTATTTTAAATATGTAAACGAATTTAGGATATCAGTATAACGATCGAGTTGCGCTTGTTCTTGCCCAATTGTTAGGTATGTTGGCGAACCATAAACAGGATCTTTACTTTTCATAGTATTAATGAATTTAGTTAAATCGTCAACAACTTTTTGGTACACCTCAATATTATACGCATTCATTAATGCATCTGCTCCAGTATCCCCAGAGAATACATAATCAGGGGGAGTTGGGTAACTATCCGTTAATACTTTATGAACTGCTTGTAAAGTTAACGCATCTCTATTATATGGGACTTCTTGTTTTGTACTAGACGATGAATAGGTAAATGGATCATTACCTATCACATCGTAATTATCATTTCTATATGTAGTTGATGTTGTTGACGAATAAATACTTTCATTAACAGCAATTGATGCTGAATCCATATTAAAATAAAATCCATTTACTTTAACTAAAACTTCTACGTCCATACGAGGGCCAACGCCACCATTAGCGCCTTCGCCAGCTTTCTTTTTGGTATTTTCTGAAATTATAATTCCATATCTTATTCTTGTTTGGCCTCCTTCCGTATAAGTTTTATTAAAATTTCCACCTAAAACTGTTGCAGATACAGCTGGATCGATTGTTCCTTTTCCTCCCCAATTTAACTGAGTGTTAACGTTTTTAGCGCTCAGTACCGATACGTTAAAATGATTCATGCTACAAATTGTGGTTGAATCTTTTGGACCTAAATAACCGTAAAGTTCAGCTACAGCTGGTAAATATCCTGGACTATCATTATTAGTCCCATGATGATAACAACGAAGAGATGCAGTTATTTTTAACACAACATAAGAGCTAGCAGCTTCTACAATTGTTACAGTATGAACTGGATCAGTTCCGGTTTTATCTGAATAATCTATCCACCCTTCAGTTGCATTAACGTTTGCGCCATAACTAGTTACAGAAGGAGTGAATGTAGCTCCACTATTAATAAGCGCGTCATATGATTTAGAATATGTAGTAATTGCAAATACTTTAGTAGTCCATTTATATTTATCATTAATTAATGGAATCTTACCGTTTGCGGTAAAAGTAGTAGATAAATCTGCAGCTGCTGACCAAACAGCATTATATGAAACTCCTTGCGTATCAGATCCGGATAAAGGAGCTCCTGCCATTGTTATTTTCTGAGCTTCTAAATAGTTGCTAGCAGTAAAACTGACACTAGATAATCCGGATATTGTTCCTCCAGTTTCAGTATTATCTGAAGACATTGTTACTTTGATAGTATCTCCAGCTTTCGGAGCTCCATTTAATGTTATGTTAAAAATAACATTTTTAACTCCATTAAAATTATTTTGTGTATGATTTGTTCCTGCATAAGATACTGTTACTTCGGGATATACATATGCAGCTGGAGGCGGCGCGACTGCATCGCTTTTTGATGTATCAAAAAGTTTAATAAGAGGACTAATTTGAGAGTTAAGATATGGTCCTCCTTCAAGTAGGCTTGTTATAATTTTAAAGGTGCTATAATAAGGCGCACTCGATTTATCAGTATTATGATTTTCTATAGCAGTAAATTTAATTGGTTCTACATTTCTTCCATCAGATCCAATAGTAAAACTGCCATTAACTGCATTTGAAAAACGAGATTCAGATGTAGATGCCATACTTTGATATCTATAATACATCTTAGTTCCGGTGGTTATAAGAGTTGTTTGAACGTAAAATGAAACTGACTGGCCTTCATTTATCTGATCTACATCTGAAGTAACTACGAAAGTTGGTACTGAAACCGATGGAGTTCTAGATGAATCGGTTACTGTATCGTCGCACGTTATTAGTGGATTTCCAGAAGCGCCACTATTATCATATATTGAAATCCTAAATAATTCATTTCCTTCTGTCAATGAATCTGCAATAGCGGTAATAGTAAAAGTTCCTTTATTACTGCTATTGATTACAATTGGACCTGTAGTGCTAATAAAATCTGCGCTTGATGTTGCTGGAGATCCTCTTCCGGTAATAACCCAATATAACGTTTTTCCGCTAGCATTGGAAGTTTCAATAGTATATTCTACAGCAATACCATCTTCATTAACTGCATTTCCTCTTAATGTTTGATAAATGAAATTAACAGATACTGGTTTTGGAGCTGGTGGATCTGGAGGAGGAGCTGGAGCCGTTGTTCCTTTATCTGTATTTTTCATAGGAACTATAGTTGATATGCTATTAAATTGTGTATCAGCAGAAGAACCGGTTAATGTTACATTATAATCAACTGTAGCTTGATGATATAATACTGGATCCGTTGTTCCTCTTACGGTAACGGTTTTCATATGATTCCAAGTATTTGGAGTAAATAATAATGAAGTACCAATAACAGAAGTTAACCCATTATCGGAAACTTTATAAATTTCACCGCCGCCAGCTGTTTTGCTCGAAGTTATAGCTACAGTAACGTTATTTGCAGGAGCTTTACTTAAAGATACACCAATAATTTGCATCGTTCCTTCTGAAGTGGTTGTTCTTGGAGAATTAAGAACAACGCCAGTGCTTGCTTTTATTTCTGCATTAGGATGAACAACAATTTCTGGATCAGGAAATAATAATGCAGGACCAACTACAACCGGAATTGATGTAGATGATATAGACCAATTAGGATTAGAAGCTGATGCAGTGGTTACGGTAACGGTAGTCGATCCTTGCGCAACGCCATATATCCAATATTTAAATTGCAGCAATTGCTGATCAGATTTATTGATTACACGAGTTTTTCCGGAAAATTGATCAGAATATTCATAATCTTCGTATGTTGAGTGAGATATTACTGCACAATTTGTATTTGCAACTGTAGCAGTAAATGTTAATGGATATGTAGTAGTGGAATCTGTCCACCAGCCAATTTCATGACCGCCGCCGTAATTAACAGTAAAAAATGATTGTCCTCCGACATTTGATGTTGTTATTGGAGAAACTGTTATAAATGGGCTTTGCTCTGCAGCAGGCCCAACTTTTGGGTCGTATTTTTTATATGGAACTAAATGTGTAGATGTAGTAGCTTTTATTGGAGTTTTTGATAACCAAGATCTCAATGGAATAGCTGTTCCACCATAATTATAACGTTCATCCGCAGAAGTTCCATAGAATTCAATATGAGTTGGTAGATTATTATCTCCTTTTTTTCCATCACTTAATATTGGTTGTTCGCCTAAATCATAAGTTATTGTAATATCTTGCGAAACATTATAATTTGCAGCTGTAAACGTTAGTGTAGTTTTATTTGCTGATATTGAGGATCCACCTGAAATATCTTCTGATGCATTAAGCAACCAAGAAACAGTTACATCCGCTGTTGGTTGTATATTTAACCATACTGGAATTGTAATAGATTTCGATCTTATTGTTGTATATTCTTCAGAATAACTAAACACCATATAATCTGTACTTACCGGAACAACAATCATAGGAGTTTGGTTTGGTAAAGATTGCGTTGTTATAGCGCCAGATTTAGAAAGATATGGTAATCTGATTGACTCAACAACAGTTTTGTAATATGACGTTTTTGAATAAAACGTTGCATGTGAAACTGCTATTGCATTTTGTAAATCGTAATGCGGAGTATCGCATATTGTTATAACTAATTCACCAACATCAAAACTTTCGAGAACTGAAGATTTATTCGGTAATCGTAATATTCCAGAACATTGACCAGCTTTATTTGAATATAGGTTTGTTGCTTTAATTGGTACTGTCGATGCACTAATACTTGCAGCATTAGCATGCGTTCCAGTTACCACGACATTAAGTTGTTCGCCTAATGGATAACCTATTCCATGATTAGATAAAGTGGCAGTATCAATAACTCCACCAACTACAGATAAATTTAAAACTGCGGCTGTAGCTGCTGCAGTTGTTATGCTTGCAGTTACGCTACCTGATGTATAGCCTGCACCTGGATCTAATATTTTAACTGACGTAACCACTCCCATTGGATTTTCATCTGGAGTTACATAAGCATTAACTAAACGCGCATTAACATATATAAACATACGCGATAATGGAGCTAACCCGTGAGCGTTAAATTTAATTTCAACCGATCTAGTTTTTGGTGTAATACTTGTAGCTAATACTGCTACTTCTGTACTTTTTGTTATTTGTCTACCAGTTGTTACTTTATAATTTACGTTATTGTAATTAACTGTAACTCCTGGATTTGCAGTTTCCTGTACATCATATGGATGTGTTGCATAGATTGAATTCCATGAATCGTATAATAATCCAGGAATTTCAGATGCATTCATAAGAGCAGCTGTATTTTCATCTATATTTTCAACTGTTTCACCAATTTGTTCAGTCCACACAGATCTTTGTGGGTCTAAATATAGATCTCCTTGATATGATATACAATCAAATTGATTTATTTTAACATGACCAGTTGCTTGATTCTGTGTTATAATAGGCAATTCAGTATAATTAAAAGAAATTAAATTATCTTTATTAATTAAAGAAGATTCCCCAACATCAAATGACCCTGTAACAGTGTAATTTCTTGATATAAATGATGGGCGAGCAACATTATTTTCTAAATCTAAAGAAATATTTTTATTATTTTCGCCTAAATCTAACACATTAAAATTAGTAAACGAATCAACAATAAATCCATTTTTTAATCTAGTTCCAAATTCATCTATAATATTTGTACTTAATGCCGCTTTTTCTACCAAATTTAACGAAGTATAATATTCAACGTTTTGTAATCTAGTATCTAAATCTCCAATATCGTCCATTGTATATCTGCGATGTTTTGAATATTTAATCTTTATAGATTGTAAATCAGCAGAATACGGATCGAATTGAATTGTTGCAATTGTCATTGCATCAACTAAATCTTTTGGAGGAATATAATTTTTATATGACGATACTCCATTTAACCAAGATAACTTTCTATCTTTAGTTAAAATTAATTTGTCTATTCTACCGAGATAATATGACATAGAATATATCATATTTGTATTTGTCGTTGATGATGGTATTTTATAGGTATCAAATATAAAAGTATCTGGATTACTTAAATCTTTTCTACGAGGTCTAAAATCAATATAATCTTTTAATGAATATATTGTATTATTAATAGTTTCTATTGGTATTTTATTATATGTAACAGGATACGAATCGAATGCAATATATTCTCCGTTTGTTGAGTGTGAGTAATAATCAAATATAACAAAAACTATTCCTGCTGCTGCTGGTGTTCTTGCAGTTACAGTACCAAAATCGTACATGTATTCAGTTTGGCCATTATTTAATTTATATTGTGTAGTTACATCTTGTAGCAAATTCCAATTTTCTCCAGATGGATCTGGAATATTTGCCAAATTTACTACTTTAGATGACGAAAATAATCTATTTCCATATTTAACTACTGAATTATTACCATATGTTACGGAAGAACTCCATTCTCCATCGTATGTTACAGAAGGATTTGTAGTTTTAAAAACGCCACTAAATTGAGTAATATCGGAATACCCGATACCAGTTGGATATGTAGAAGTTGTTACTTTTGCTACTTGCCCTTTATGTAAAGTTTTGGTTTTCTTTTCAGCTTGCGTATATACTAATGAATATTTAACATCAATTTGACCTGTATATCCATTATTAAATGTAAATACAGCTTGATTATTATTAGTTACTTGTTTTATTTCAATAGTAACATCAGCTAAATCGACAACTTGTCCAATTTTATATGGACCGCTTTCATTTTTAGTTATAACTATAAAATTTTGGTTTTTGTCTTCGGTCGGTAATGACGCGGAAAGACCTGTTGGAAATTGATTTTTTATTGCACCAGAAGAAATAGTTGCATTATTTGACGAAACTGTTGTTGTAGTAAATAAGTCTAGCGTTGTACGAATACTATTAATTTCAGAAACGTTTGGATATGCCAATTTAAATAATAATCTATCAAAAGTTGGATCTATTACTGTTGTTTGTCCTGCTGAATTTAACGTAGTATTTGCAGAAAATCCAGTAGAATTTGAAATTGACGCTATAGATTGTACATCTACCATTTTTTGTTGCGGTACCGATACATTATATAAGAATGCTGTATAATTATTTTTATCTACATAATCTATATTTCTAATATACCCATATCCTAATATACTATTGGTTGCCGAAGTTGATCCTTTTGGTATATTATGTAATGCAATTTTAGATCCAACAGCAGGAATAGGTAAACTACCAGATACATCGTTTATTCTAATACTATTCCCGTAATATGTATTCGTAGTTATGTCTTCAGAACTATCAATTTCTCTTGCTTTATTTAAACTTATATTTGTTGGAAATGATGCATTAAACGGATATCCGAATACATAAGCTTTTCCAGATGAAATGCTACAATTTAATTTTGTTTCATCATGACTAAAATTAGAATTATTAAATGCAATTTTAAATGGAGAAACAATAAAATTTCCTGCATGATCATACATTTGTTTAGCTAAAACGTCTTGTAATCCACCAAGAATCGGGTCAGTATTATCAGAAATAACTATACCGTTTTTTATTCTTATTAATTCTATAAATTTGGTTGATGTTATGGTTGTTTGGTCGAACGTTCCATTAATTAATGGTTTTGAAACTAAATTTAAATAGATTTTATATCTATCTGCACCTGGAGCTGTATAGTTATATGCGCCTTGAGATGGATCGAGTAATGACGTGTCATCAATATAATCTATAATTGTTTCTTGAACTTCAAATCCAATAATACAAGAAGGTTGTTGCGTTTTACTATTTGGAACAATTGATTGAGGTAAAGATTTAACAAATGTATTATTTGTAAAATATACTCCGGAATCAACATTTACTTCCAATACAACTCTTGATGCATATTTTGTAATTCTTAACGGGACATTATTATAATCTTTTTGTAATTGCTTATTAACAGAAAATATTGAATTATATCCAACTTCGGTTACAATATAACTTATTGAAAAATTATCAATGGCTGCTGTTATCTCATCACCAACTTCTATAACCGAAGTTGGTATTGTAAATTGCGTTGAATTTATTTGACCTGAACAATTATTAATAATTTGAGATTGGTCTGCATTTAATGTAGCTGAATAATATTGTATTTGAGTTAAAATTGATGCATCATTTAAATAGATATACGCTTCGTCTTTTGTTGTAAAAATATATAAAGTTTCTCCAGATATATAATTTTGTACTCCATTAATTACTGATTTTACATTTATATAATAATTTAGAATATCTGCATAACTAATCAAACCTACACATTTTGATGTTTGTCCAACAACATATCTTCCAGTAAATTCCGTAATATCTGTAGAAATAGTTCCTGTATTCTGAAGATCTAATGATTTTACGTTCGAGTCAAGAGTATATTTTCCGCCGCTTACATTTGATCCATCAGATAAAACAAATTTACCAAATTTCCCAATTTGATCTTGTAATATTGATTGGGCTTGCGTCAATTCTCTTGCTTGAACTGCCACTCCAGGTTTAAATAAAATTCTATGAAAATTTTTATCTTCGTTAAAATCATCATAGTATGGTTGTGTATTAAAATTTAGCATGTTTTTTTAAACCTTAATAATTAAGTGTTAATCTAAATTGTTCTAATCCAGAGGAAGTTCTTTGTATTTTTGCTCTATTTTCTATATAGATAATATTTCCGGAAAAAGGTATCATTTGTTCTATAAATTCTTGTAATAATACTCTAGATGTATTAGAATTACTGCCATATATACCTTGATATAACGTTACAGTTCCTTGAGTATTTATAAGGTATAATACATTGTTTTTTGAATCAAAATTTAAAACTGTTCCAGAAAACGTTGGATTCTCAGCTGAACCTTGATATACAAATTCATCTTGTTGGTAAGTTCCAGAACCTTGTGAAACTGTTATGTCATGAGTAGCTTTATATATTGTTGAATTGGCAAAAACTGCTTGCGAGTTAATTAATATTTCGGGGTTTGTTATTAACCCTATTTGTCTGTAATCAATATCACTCGGTAATGTCCCAGTTTCAGTTCCATTAAATTCTGCAGTAACCATAACATTTTTACAACCAAGTTCATTTAATAAATTATGTCCATGGCCACCTATTGGTGATGGTTCTGCTATTAATTGCGCTCCAGTTCCAGAATAGCCAATATTCGGAATAATAGATGCAGCAGCATATGTATATCCAGTTCCATTATTAGTCATTATTATATCAGTTACAGTATTTGATCTAATAATTGCTTTTGCTGTAGCCCCAGTTCCATCTCCAGAAATATTTATTGTAGTTGACGTATTATATCCTTCATCATTAGTATATCCAGTTCCTCCATTATATACGTTAATAACTGAAACTTCTCCAGCTCCAATTGAATTCGCTTGTATTGATTTTCTATGCGTATCAACCGGTAATGGGATCCAATTCTCGTCAAAAAATTTTAATTTAGAACCTGAATCTATTGTATACAGATATTTCCATTTATAACCATCTCCTGTATCAATAATATTATCTATAAAATTTGTTGTAAAATCAATTATTGGTTGTTTTTGTGTTAATGAACCAGTAGAACTATTATTTGCGGTTCCATTTGATAGGCATTTGAATATTTGATCATATGAATTTCGTACATAATAATCAATATTCGCGCTTGATGTTGATGAATATTGCTTATATATTGTATTTTGTTTCCAATCTATTCTTTTTATTACAGGGCAAATATCATTTGTATTAATCTTTTTTAATGCTATTAAATTTTTAACCACACTTTTCAAATAATAATCGGAATTGCTTGGATTAGGCGGATTTAATTCATCTGGCCATGGATCTACTTTTGCAATAAAACAATATAAGTTTAAAAACTCATCTCCGGAGTTTTTAAATATTAAATTTGGAGAATAGAAATATTTAAGTATTTCTTCCGAGAAACCAGAATAAGGGATTAAACCTTTAGCCATATTTACACCGATTTATAAATTGTAATATTATTTGATGTTAAATTTTTAATTAACGTGACATTTGCTGTATTCGTTTGTAATCCACTTTCGTTTAAGTTGTTTGCAAAATATAATATATTATTAATATGATTAATAATATAATTATTTACATTATTATTTGCAAGTATCACATAATCTCCAATAGAAACAAATGTATTTACCGAATATTTAGTATCTGCATAATTATCATTAGTTATAATTAATGTGTTGGAACGTGTATAACCATTATAAACGTTTGGATATTTATATTGAGTATAATCCTGTAATTCTATCGTATTATTAGAAGAATAAACTTTAGCTATAGTTGAATAGATATTTAAATTTGTATCCCCAACAATATAAATTTTATCATTAGCTGAAAGTATTGAACTTATGTTTACTGTATTTGCCAGACCAAGGTGAATTGTATTCGAGAAATACGAATTACTATTTTCTATTATATATGAATTTGCATTAATTAAAATATTTCCATTATTTAATTTTGTATTTGCATATACATTAAATGCAGAATTAGATTTTATCAAATGTCTTGATATAAGGTGTGTTCCAATTGGGTGTAATAAATTATCGATTGTAGTTTTATATGCATCATTATCTTTTTCTGATGCCAAAATATATGTATACGAATTATAGGTATTATCTTGTAATATAGAATGCGCTGAAAGTTGTCCATCAGAATTAAGATATTTTCCCGCATCTTCTATTAATCCGTTTAGGAATTTTGCAGTAGCTACTGCAGAACCATCACCAAACGTTTTAATCCCATTTTTATATTTTGTAGTTGTATAATCTTTTTGTAAAGTTAAAATAGATATTTCGCTTTTGGCTTCCGTATCATAAACTGTAAACGTTTTTTCTGAATCTATATTATTTAAATAGTTATAAATTCTAACAGAAAATAACTGATAATTTGTTATAGGATCAAAATACAAAGAAGTTACAGAATCAATATTACCGAGATAAGTTGGTGAAGATTTAATTCCTTGATAGATTATAGTTTTTCCGCCAACTATATTTTCTATGTTAGTTCCCGTAACAACTATATCTTGAATTCTTAATGATACGTTTGGAGTGTATGCATAATCTTCGCCATTTTCGCTCAAAGTTATTTTTGTTATAGCTCCAATTTTATCAGTTTCTAATGAATATTCAGCTCCAGTTCCTAATATAGAAGGAATAATAAATTCGGCATTAGCTCCATATATGGAATTAGCAGTAACAATTGGCAAATTTAAATTATTATACCCCATTCCGCCAATAGTATATGGATTATTCGTGTCTTGATAATATTCGACAGAAGTTATTGATCCAGCTGAGTTTACAGAATTGATTCTTGCAAAAGCGAAATTACCGTCACCTCCAGTAATGTTTATTTTGTCGCTTGTTGTGTATCCTATTCCAGGAGAAACTATTTCTATTGGAGCAAGTATTCCCAACTCTTCTAAATGTTGAGGATATTTATTTATTGTATTTGCGGCAAAAATTGAATTGATATTTAAAATTGGTTGTTGTTCGTACCCGCCGCCGCCATTTCTTACTGTAATAGCAGTTATAGGAAACGTTTCAAAACTAGTAAAAGATAAAAAGTTTTTAAATTGTGTATTTGCATTTGCGGGTTTAGAAAAATTTAATGTTGTATTACCAATTGGTACAAACAAATTATCTTCAATACAATTATCACAAATATATGCAGCATCAGCAATATTACTAGAGTCAACTAATGAAATTATGCAATTAGCAACTAAATCCGTTGCCCCATCATCTTTAATTACGTCGATAGTTGAATTTGGTGACAACCTATAACCATATCCACCATTTGTGACAATAACATTTAATATTTGCCCTGTTGTTACTTCAGATACATATGCGCTTGCTCCAATTGGATTTTCTATATCTTCGGTAAACCCGCCAGTAATTACAACTGGATCGTTTACTTTATAATATTTTCCTCTTCTATTTGGAGTTATAGTAATATTAGAAAGAGATCCTATAATTTTTGATGTCAATAATTCAGCGCCCAAAGGCGGAGTTTTACCATATTTAACATATTTTCCATTTAAAAAATATACGTCTTTATTATCATAATCTAATATTCTAATATTTTCTCCTGACGCAAATACTCTTTGTATATTAGATACATATATTTGTATAAATTTTCCGTTAATTTTACTTTTTTCAATAATAGCAATCGATTTAGATAGTTCTCCAAATATTTTAAAATTATCGATATTCAAAAAATTTGCATTTAAAGATTTAATTTTTACGGATTTTGGAACAATCCATTTACCATCGCTGGGTTTTAATACATATTGGCCAGTTTCATAAATATCAATATTTGTATTATATAATGCTTTAAATAGAAATTTAAATGAATCTGGAATACCTTTTGATTTATATAATTCTTTTATAATTTTTATTAATTTTACTTTATCTGCAGCAATAGTATCGATATCTGGAAAATAAGGAAGAAAATCTTCTGCATAATATGCATAAAATTCTTTAAACCCAGAATCAATATCTAATTTATCTCCAAACCCATAAATATCATATGTATCATCAAACCATTGATAATATGCAGAGAAAAAATCAATAAATCGCGAATATGCTGGGTCATCTCGAATAAACGCAGGAAGTTTGTACTCAAAAAGTGATGTATATTTAGTAGACATTTAAATTTTCGGTTTTACGTTAATTGTTATTGCCGAGTCATCCATAATATCTAATGTTAATATTTTATCTTTAACTGAAGAAAATATTGTGGATTCAGGAATTACTGTCACAGAGAACTGCCCTAATAGATTATTTATATAAAATGGAGTAAAATTATTTAATGTAACTATTCCATCAGTATAATTTATTGTTCCGAGATTAGTTTGTAATATAGTTTTTATATTATTAATATAGTAATAACTTCTTAATTGGGCTATATTTCCAGTTAAAACAGGAACAGCAATTGCACCTGAACCTCCTCCTCCGGTAATTACTGCGACTGCCTGTGTATAATTTAATCCTGCGTTTGTTATATTAATTGCAGTTATTACACCATTTGTAACATCAGCAGTTGCGACAGCGCCAGTTCCATCACCAAAAATATTTACTGTTGGTATTGACGAATATGCAGATCCGCCGCTAATAAGTTGAATAGATTCTAATGTATTGTAAATTGAGGGCGATTCTTCTATTTTTGCATTTGTATAACGAATGTTTGTTGTTAAATCAACATAATCAAAATAATCGCTATCTAACGAGCCTTTTTTTATTACAGATTCAAATTTAAATGTATAAGAATTAACTGCGCTAAATATTGGATTAAACTTTTTTTGTAAAAATACGGATGATTCACTTGTTATGATTGCAGTATCAATTTCTTTTATTGCAGTTATTAAATCCGGTAAAATAAATACAGAATCAAAAGTATTTAATGTTTTATTACAAAAATTTAAAATACCTAATTTTAATAAACTTGTTAACTGAACTGTGTCGAAAATTGATCTATTTTTATCAAAATATACATTAGTTGATATTTTTAAAAATGTATAATTAACATCAACTATTTCTGGGGTTATAGTGACAACACTAAACGGTTTAATATATTCGTTAATTAATCTATATTTTTGTGATGCAGATAAATTATACCCTCCATTTGGTTTAATACATATAAATGTTTTACCATATTGAGGCGGATTCATATCTTCTCCACCCCAAACATTGACTGCTTGAATTGGTATAATTGAATTATCTCTTTTTAGTAATTCCAAATAATCAGATTTAGTTACAGCTCTATTTTGTGATGCATATGCTTTTGGTGCTGAAAATTTTATTGATTGAACAGATTCTTTTTCTTGTCCTCCAGTTGCTACATCAACAAACTCTATCGAAGTATTAGAGTATGTTCCAATTTTATCCATTAACGTAAATTTATATGCACCATTTGGTGCCATACCAGCTGTAGATAAATATTCAATAGTAATAACATTACCATTAGATAATGCTTTTCCTAATACGCCATCTCCGAAATAAAATTGAAAAGAACCGTCTAACCCTTCTTGTAAAAAATATACCATAGAATCGGAATTTAATATTAAATGATTCGATGCCAATTCAAATTTATTAAATACCGTGGATTGGCTACTATCATAAACAAGAATAGATATTGTTGTTGTGTCAACATCTGAATCTGGTATGGTAAACATACTTTCTGGGTTTTGTAATGTGTTAACATTAAATGTATATCTAACTGGTTGCCCTTGATATAGCGGAACACTTGAAAATTTCGCTACTCCATCTGTTACAGCAACAGAAAATGATTCTAGTGTAACAAAGGGGTAATTAGTATTATCAATAGCTTGTGAATAAAACTTAGTATATTTTGGCATATCAATTCTAGAAGCTGCTGTTCCTCCAAATGTTATATCCACTAAAGCTTTAGAAGCTCGTTTAGATGATGGGGTATAATTTAATAATTTTGCATGCGATACAGCTGAACTTCTTTTTACCGCAGTATCTAAAAACGCTTCATTAGCCACCATATTAAGATAATATGCATTGTAGTGCGTATTATATGCTAATATATCTAAAATAATGGAAATTACTGAACTATCAAAGTTATAATCATTAAATTTATCTTGTTTCTGTAAATATTGTTTTAAATTGTTTTTGATTTCATCGAAATCTAATTCCGCAATATTAACTGATGAATTGGCACTAGCCATTATTATCCCCTAAATCTTTTTATTAAATATTTATCTAAGTCTAGATAAAATAAATTCTGCTGTGTATGGTTCAATTAAATTTTCAATATAAAACGTTATCGTTACTTGATATGCGTTATAATCATATAGTGCATCAACAACCACCGACCGCAACCCAACTCGTTTATCAAAATTTTTAATTGCAAATTCTATCTCTTTTGATAATACAGAAGAAGCTATCGGACTCATTGGTTCAAATAATAATTTTCGAATATTTGAACCGTAATTTGGTTGAAATGGTTTCTCGAAATAATTTGTTAATAATAAATTTTTTAATGCTCTAGCAACAGCTAGTTCTCCAGTAGAAAGCATTAAATCTCTTTTTGCTGGATGCGGTCTAAATGTTAAATCTAAATCGGAATATCCGCTAAAATCTTTTGTTAATTTATCCATATTAGTTTAAGTTTATTGGTTTACCTTTAATATTAGTCGCACCACCGCTTGTTTGGGAAATAGTTCCAGATACATCTGTAGTCATATCCCCTTTAACGTTTGTGGTCATATTTCCTTTTACTTCTGTAGTCATATTTCCTTTTACTTTAATATTATAATTTCCATCTATAGTAAGATTGGAATCTCCAATAATGTAAACTTTATTCGTTCCTTCTATAGTCACAGTGCAATCACCGGAAATTGAAACTCGATCATCATTCAATACAACAGTATATTTATCTTTAACGACCTTATCGACCTGTGACCCATCTGGACGCATCTCAGAGTAAGTTCCTGATCTATGGTAGGTATGTATTCTCTCGTGCCCAAACGTATCGTCAAGCTCAAAATAATGTCCTGATTCAGTGCTTATAACTTGGTTATATGGATATTTTGCTTTATATGCAGATTCAGGTTCTTTCCATAATTTAGAATTTTCTGGTCCTTTTGCTTCTTTTAATGAATCATTTTTTACTTTAATAATAGTTTTATCAATTTCTTCATTTCTAGACAACCTACTTGTTGTTGGTTGGTCTAGCCTATATGGATATGCCGGAGCTTTATCTTGCTCAGTAATTTTTACGCCACCTTTATCTGGATATTCAACAGATTTAACTTTTCTTGGTGAACTTGCTAATTGATTATCATCTCTCGGATCGTTAAATCCTTTTTCTTTATTTGGGGTATCTTCTGGTATTCCGTGAAACATACCCATTATTATTGGAAATTGCGTAGCATTTCCATCCATAAAAAACCCCATTACAAAATCACCTTCTTTTAAGGTTGACGGGGTTGACGACGAACCATTAACTGAAAATAATGGCTGAGCCCAAGGCAATGATTCTGTTGATATAACAGTTTTTTCGTCAGAATGTAACCCTTTAATTCTTACTCTACAGCGACCAAGATTAAGAGGATCCATTCTATCTTCTACAACTCCAATCCACCAAACAAATCCATTATGACCTATAAAATTATTTCTTTTTGCACTCATATTATCGTACGCCTTTCCAGCCTGGATCAGAATTATTGAAACTACCATAATCATTTGGATACGAATCTTTACATAACTCTAACACAGTTATAAATCTATCTTCTTGGTTTATAATATGTCTAACTGCAGTAATTAAATAGTTTCCGGAATAAAATGGATCAGATTTTTTTTCTTTACTTTCTGGATTATTATAACTTATTTCCGGTTTATCAAAAGAAACAACTTTTCCAATAGTTAATTCTATATCTCCAGGAACAACAATTTTTATTCTATTAGACCACATAAGAGATAATTGCGCAGTTCTAATTGATGTAGTTTCTTCTGGTTTATGTTCGTGAACTTGTATTCCTTTACTTTTAATATATTTATTTTCGCTTTGTCCAGTGGTTGAAATACAAAATTTAACTACTCCATGAGTTTTTGTTAAGGTATCATCTTTTCTATTAGTTGCTGTAGTCGGAATTTTCTTTTTATCTAATTGTTCAACTTTTTTGTAATATTCATCGTAATCATACGTGCTTTCCCCAAACTTCAATCTTAAGGGATCAATAGTTATAGTTTTATTTGCCAATGCTCCGCTTTTAACTGCTGATAGTGAATCAAATGCATTAACATGTTCATATCCAAGAACATTAACAAATTCTTTTGATTTATCATAAGCCAAATCGTTATCTTGTATTAAATTTTTCTCTTCATATTTGTATGTTCTAAATGGTTCTTCTTTGTATAAGTTTAATACAGATCTAAAATTAAACCCTTCTTTATCTTCATAAAACAAATAAAACGCACCTTCATTTTTAGCTTGATCTGCTTTTGCAATTGTAGTTAACCAATTAATTGCTTGAAGCGGTTTTAAATTTGGAACTACTTTACTAACAATACCAGTAGTTTCATCCAAATTTTTCATATATTTGTCATTTATTTTTAAATACGTTTTTGTTATATCTTTTATAATATCTAATATTTTAACGTCAGTATAAGATTTAGAAACTTTATATTGTTCATTTAGTATTGCTTCTTCTGAACAAAAATGTAAAACAAAATTTTCATTAGATGTTTTCGTTTGTGTTCTATTACTATGCGTATAAATCCTTAAGTTTTTTTCTAAAGGTTTATTTAATCCAGGTTTATCAATAGATAAAATTAATACTTCTTGTCCTTGAAATTTAAACATTTGGATAATACCAACGGAATCATTAATAACTAATGCTCCGCTAACAAAATTTGAAAATATATCTTCAAAATAATTTAATTCAACCACAATATCTTTTACATCTATTGGGTCTCCATCTTGCCCAACAATTTTACAAGAATTAACTAATACATCTTGTGTATGTAAAATACCATCAGCCATAATAAGTTCCCATTAAAATTTGCAATTCTCTTTCAATTTGCGGTACATATTCTTTTTTTATTAATTTAATTTGACGTTTTCTTTCGTTAATCTCAGATTCATATTGAAAAATCGTAATTTTTTCTTTAGTTGTTGTTACTGAAATATCAGGCGAATCAACTACATTATCTACATAATTAAATATTGCGGTATCGTATGTATCATTAAATGATTTTTCATCAATATAAATTGTAGTTGTCGTTGACGTATCTGTTAGTAAATCAGTCGATACAATTAATGATCTATATGTAAATGGAGCAGGATTTTCAGTTACTGATGCATACTCAACACCATTTGTGTATGTTTTCCAAAACTCGCCATCCGCAAATGTTACATGATTATTTGCATTATCTAAATTATCTTGTGTGCAAATATAAATTGTATCATTATGCTGCACAACATCTTGTTTATAATAATCTGCATTTCTGTCCCAAGTTCCTTTCCAATAAACACCATTAGGTATAATTTCCCAGTATTTTTTATCTAAATCTTCTAAAAATACTTTTGCTTGATGAGTATTTGCACAAATAAATGCTGTATTTGAAATTACAATTGCATCACCTGGATTATAAGTAGTAACAATATCAATATCATCAGAACTACCTTCTATAACTGAATATGTTATTCCTGTATTTGCGTTATATATGTATTCTATATAACCATCGCTACTATAAGTTACTACAGCTTCATTTTTTTCCGAAAAAAGTTGTCCATTAATACTAACAAATTCATCATTAGTCCATTCTCCTCTCCAATTACATCTAGCCCATTGATTAATACTATTTGCATGAAGTTCGTATTTTTCTTCAATATATTGATTAAATATTTGATAATCCATAGCAAAATCAAAAAATGGATCAACAATATCATTTGCAAGCATAACTATCCAATGTCTTTCTGGATCCCCATAATATTTTGATGCAATAATTTCTGGGGTATCTCCTTCTTGCAAATCATATGGATAATAAATTGATAATTTACTTGAATACTTATCTCTAACAAACGTTCTGGATATAATATCTGTAACCAATTTATTGTTAATAATAGTTTTTGGATATTTGGAAAAGAATGAAGCCATATTTAATATCCTTGATGTTCTATTTTTTCTTTTGTCATAATTTCTGTTTCTTTAAATTGTAATGTAAGCCTTGTTTTTACTGGCATTCCATCTTCATATGTAACCCAACCGACTTCGGGTGCATAATCAACCATAATTGTTTCTAATACACAAGGAGCAAATTTGTGTAAATTTTCATTACGTTTTCCAAGATGCATATATTCAATTTGAAATACTGAAGGAATATCAAAATATCTACCGCCTCCTCCATGGAGATCCGGAGCAGCATTTAACCTAAATGATTTTATTATATCACGAACAGTTTTAGATTCAGCTGCAGTTTTAGGCGTAAACGTAAAATCAAATTGAAATCTTCTAAAATCCATTTGTGTAAAAATAACTTCCATTTGAGGGTTAATTGCATACCCTTTATTTTTTAAAAGATATTGCGAAACTGCAGTTCCATTATTTACGATACCTGCTGACCCCAAACCTTTTCCGGCAGCTTCTAACATTAATGGATTATCAACATCTTTTATAGTTTTTATCGCATCGGGCAAACTTCCATTTTTACCTGCTGCAGCTAATCCGTCATATAAAGAGCTTAAATTTTTACCAAAATCTGCTCGTTCTCTATAACCTTCGGCTGCTCCACCTGCGGCACCCATTGCATCTGTTAAACTGATGTCATTATATGATGCATGTTGAGATAAAGATACTGTATCTGGCATATACAAATTTATATATCCAGTTGGTTTCATAACTGGAGAAGAAAATTTAGGATTACCTGAATTTGTAGAAAACCCTGATGCAGCAGCTGAACCGCTAACTGATTTTAATGGATCATTAATAAAGTTTTTTATAGAGTCCCATGTCCCAGAAGCTGCAGCCATTGGATCTTTTAAGAAACTTGATACTCCAGGAATTGACGTTGCTGTATCAGATAATATCGATAGGGAAGCAAGACCACTAAGAGTCCCTCCAACAGTTCCAGAGGATAAAGATCCGCTAATAATGCTTTTAGCTCCAGCTACAACCCCAACAATAGAAGCTGCACTAGCAGCAGCTTGGTTAGCTGCAGATAATGCTTGATTAGCAACAGTAGCTGCAGTTTTTACTGCTGACGTTACTCCAGATACAGCTGAGGTTGCAGTTGTCGCAGCAGAATTCATTGTTGTTTGCACATTAGATATCATTGAAGTTGGATTAGACATCACTGATGATGGTGCACTACTTGATTGACTTCCATATGTAGATTTTGTTGGGGACAGCACAGAAAATGTTATAAAATGACCTTTTCTTGATGACCCTAAATCATGCGGGTATGTCATAACTGACGAGCTTCCATCGCCAGCATATAAATCTTTTAAAGGGGAATTTGGATCTGCCATATATTTATTTCTTTTTGTTGGTTTAACTAAATACTATTTATATTAATAATTTAGATTATGTCAAAAATAATGAGTAGATATCCAAAACCAAGAAAATGGGTTCCAAAAAATAAAGAGAAGTATAAAGGAGATTGGGATAATATTATATCAAGATCTTCATGGGAATTACGAGTTTTTAAATGGATGGATGATAATCCATCAGTATTGGAATGGGCATCAGAAGAATGTGTTATTCCATATAAATCTCCAGTAGACAATAAATTACATAGATATTTTCCTGATATATGGGCAAAAGTAAAAGGAGTTGATGGCAGAATTAAAACATATTTGTTGGAAATTAAACCGGAATATCAAGCAGTTGCTCCTGAAATTAAAAAACGAATAACTAAACAATATATAACAGAAGTATGTACCTATGCAATAAACCAAGCTAAATGGAAAGCAGCAAGAGAATATTGTATGGATAGAAAATGGGAATTTAAAGTTCTAACAGAAAAGGATTTATTTAAATAAAATGAATATTAACAAATCGCCTGGACCTGCTGAACCGTTAGATCCAAAGTTTCATTTTAAATTTACATTAAGATCTACATTTGATGCAATTGAATGGTTTAAAACTAAAATAAAAGAATTAAAAACTCCAACGGTAGAACAAAGAGTAGAAGAAAAAGATTTATTAAAGCCTGGAACTAATAAAGCTGATAAATTTGAAGTTGGTAAAATGTATTTGTTTCATTACGATCCAAAAGGAAGAAAAAGTTTACCATATTATGACACGTTTCCATTAATATTATTAACTGGTATACATAAAGGCGGATTTACCGGATTAAATTTACATTATTTACCTCCAGAACAGAGATTAGTTTTATTAAGTAATTTAACACAAAAATCAGTTTATTTAGATGGAAAATTAGAAAGATTAAATATTAAGTATGAGAATTTAAAAGGAGTTCAAGAATTTGCATTTTTTGAACCGTGTTTTAAACAATATTTAAAATCTAATATAAGATCGGAAATTAAATTAATTCCGCCAGAAGATTGGGCTTTTGCTGCTTCGTTACCAATAGAAGCTTTTGTTAAAAAATCAAAACAACAAGTGTGGAAAGAATCGATGGCTACACAAGATATGACACTTTAAAAAGGAATAACAATGTCATTTTTATCAGATACATTATCAGACTTATCGTCATTATTTAATGGTGGTGGACCACAAACAAAAGATGACAAATACCAAAATGCATTAAGAGAATTATTAGCATATGATGTTGGTAGAACAGCATATTTTGATGTGTTTATACCACTAAGAGCTGATGGAACAGCATCAGCAAAATATTTTTGTCACTCTGCGGAACTTCCTGGAGAATCTACTGCTACTGTATCTCAAAAAATATATGGAGTAACGGAAAAGTTTTCAGTAATGACTGGATATAATGATATAACATTATCATTTTACACTTATGGGTCAGAAGTTGAAAATATTAGAAAAATGTTTCTAAGTTGGATTACGTTTATAACTGGAAGAAGTGAATCATTTAAAGGTAGCGGAAGTACGACATATAATGTTAAATACAAAAGCGAATACACTAAAGATATAGTAATAACTCAATATGCTATAGATGGAAAACCATTATTAAAAGTAAAATTATTTAGCGCGTTTCCAGTTGCAATAAATCAAGTTCCGCTTGATTGGTCAGCTCAAAATCAAGCTCAATCTCTTAATGTAACTTTTGCATATACAGAATACGAATATGAATTTTTATCTGTTAATTCAAATGGAGCATATTCCAGAGGACCATTAGGAGAATTATTTGGAACAGCAATACAAACAGCAGGAATAGTAAATTCAATAACAGGAGCATTTAAAAGCGGAAATCCATTAGCAGCAACATCTACGTTATCAAATTTTAGATTATCATCACCAGAACCATATCAAAGAAAATAGGATTGAAAAATAATGAATGTATTACCACAAATTGACACCCCAACATATACTGTTAAATTACCTATATCTGAATTAACGGTAAAATATAGACCATACAAAGTAAAAGAACAAAAAATTCTGAGTATGGCAAAAGAATCTGAGGAAAAAAATACATTAGTAGAAGCTATATTACAAGTAGCACAAAATTGTATGATTGACCCAATAGATGTTAGAGAATTACCTATTACCGATGTTGAGTATTTTTATTATACATTAAGAGCAAGATCTGAATCAGAAGTTTTAGAATTAAGATATAAATGCGAAAACGTCCATGAAGATAAAGTTTGTGGAACAATTATGGATTATGATTTAAATTTATTAACTGAATTAGAAGTAATTAAAAGCGATATTTCTCCAATTATTGAAGTTACAGATAAAGTTGGATTAAAGATGCGCCATTCAAGATTTGAACTTGATACTATAGGCGATAAAATTCCTACTCCAGATGAAATTTTAGAAATTATTGCAAGAAATGTTGAATTTATTTATGATGAAAATTCAGCATATAGCGGTCAAGATGTGCCGATTGCGAATATTATTAATTGGATAGGCGAATTACCGCCAGAAAAATATATTAAAATTGAGGAGTTTTTACAAAATGAACCTAAAATAGTTAAAAAATTAGATATAACTTGTAAAAAATGCGGGTTTGATCACCATATTGAAGTGAGAGATATTTTTGATTTTTTTATCTAATTCTTGGTAATGTTAATCTTTCAACATATTATAAAACAAACTTTTCTTTAATGCAGCACCATAAGTATAGTTTACATGAGTTGGAAGAAATGATCCCTTGGGAAAGGGAAATTTATATTGGTTTATTGGTGCAGTATTTAAAAGAAAAAGAAGAGAAACGTAAACAACAAGAAGCTAACAGGAATATTTAATGGCAGACAATACCAATGATAAAAAATCGTCTTGGATAGAAGATAGACTTAAACAAAATTTATCTTCTGCAGCTCAACTTGGTTCGCAAGTTGGAGCTAAAGCCCAAGAAATTAAACAAGATTACAAGAAATTTGGAAAAGAAGCTAGCGAACTTCCAGGACAGTTATCAAGAAATAGAGCAGATAGAGAAGCAATATTAGCAAGAGAAAGTAAATCTAATGCATTAACGGAAAGCCAAAAAGAGCAATTAAAAAATATTTCAAATGCTGGAGATGCACAAAAATTTGTTGATGCTTCTATATTGGGCAATGAAAATGGAGATTATGGAGCAGGACAAAGCGTATATAATGATTCTATAAAAAGCGCAGGAAAAGCGTGGCTTGGATTTGGCGAAGATGTTGCTGTAGCAGCTCTAGGTGGACCAGCAATAGGTGCTGCAGCTAAAATTGGAACTAAATTAGGCGGCGCAGCAATTAAAGGTGGATCTTCTGTATTTAAAGGGGCAGCAGAAGCTATAGGATCAAAACTACCTTCTTTAAAAAGTGTTAGTAATGTATTTAAAAGTGAAGCAGATATTGCCGCAGAAGCAAAGGTAGCCGAAAAAGCAAGAAGAGAAGCAGCAAGAGAAGCAAAACGAGAAGAAATACGTGGAAATGCAACACGTTCAAAAAATTCAACTTTTGATTCTAATGCTGAATCTGCAGCAAAAAATGAAGCTGCAGCAGCAGAAGCAAAGGTAGCTGAAAAAGCAGCAGCTAAAGAAAAAAACGCGGATCCATGGACTGGAGAAACCGTAAACCAAAAAATGTCAAAACCTTTAAAACTAGATAGAATAGATACTGCACCTAAAAAAAGTATGATACCAAAAGCACTTTTAGGAGCTGCTGCTTTAGATGCAGGTTATGGTATCTATAAAGATCCAGAAGGTGCTTGGAATACTGCTAAAGAATTCGGTAACGATCTTGTTCACACTGGAATACATGGAGTCGCATCATTAACAGATGACCCAGAAGCAAATGAAAAAAACTGGAATGAAGCATGGGACGGAACAAATTTAGGAGATTTGGGAGACGCGGCTTCGACTGCAGCATCAGTAGCTACCGGAGCATATGTTGGTTCTCAAGGAAATCCATTTAGAGGAGCAGCATCAGGAATTGTTGGTGGGATAGGCGGATTATTTGCTGCAAATAGATCTTCTGAAGCTACATTAAGTTCAATGCCATCAGGCGGAGATTCTGGAATGACTGGTGAATCGCATTTTGGTAGCGATGATATGTCAGGAAAAAGTGCTGTTGAGATATTAAATAAAATTTATGGCGTAATGTCCAGATTATACGATACTACTTTAACTATTTCCAGAGATACAGCAGCATTAGTTCGTGGTGCATCTTCTCAAGATGCAGCTAGAGATGCATCAACTGTAAATCTAATGGCAAGACAGAATGAAGGCGGATCATCTCCAATGTTTTATGGTGGAGGCGAAGGCGGCGGAAGCGAAGGTGGTGGAGGCGAAGGTAAAAAAGATAAAGAAAAAGGTAAAGGATTTTTCTCTAGTTTAATGGATAAAATTCCTAAAAAAGGAATAGCAGGAACAGCATTATCAGCTATTAGTGGTGCTGGAAATAAACTTGCTAAGGCTGCAAAATTTCTTGGAGGTAATAAAGGAAAAATTGCTGCTGGACTAGGAGCAGGAGCTATGCTTGTTTCTAAAGATTTGGACGAAGAATTAGAGGGACAAGGTATAACTGATCCATATGCAAAAGAAGCGATTAAAGCTAAAATGATGTCTGAATCTGGCGGCAAAGGTGGATCAGAAGGAAATTGGACTAAAACTTCCAATTCAAGAATTAGAGAAAAAATGCCGCAATTAGCTCATATGAGCGACCAAGAATTAAATGACCTTAAATCTCAAGGAAATGAAGTATTTTTAGATAAAGCATATGAGAAATATGGTGGATTTAAATATCGCGGTAGAGGCTTAACTCAATTAACTGGAAAGGCAAATTATGAAGCTGCAGATAAAGCATTAGGATTAAATGGGGAATTGGCTAATAACCCAGATATATTAGCAACTGACAAAGAATTAGATAAAAAAGTATCGGTTTGGTTTTATAAAAATGCCGGAGCTGATAAAAAGAAATTTGATAATCAAGAAGATGCAAATAAATGGGCTATTAATAAAGCTGGTGGTAAAAAATATGCACCAGGAACTGCTTTAGCTGAAGGAGAATTAGCTAGAGTAAATAAAATTCAACAATCAACTCCAGGCGGAAACCAAACTGCTGTTGCATCTGCTTCTCCAATAAAAAAAGATTCTGAGGCTACAATAAATCCAGAAAATGTTGTTTCTGGGCAAGGTACTAATGGAGAAAATGTTATTTCTGGGCAAGGTACTAATGGAGAAAATATTACATTATCTAAAACTGGTAGTGGGGGAGAATCTCGCACAAGAACTGCACCAGAAGTAGAATTAACAGAAGAACAAAAAGCCTACGAAAAATGGCAAAATGATCCAATAAATAACCCAGATCCTCTTGCTAAACACCATTCAAAAATTAAACCGCAAGGATATTTGGATGCTAAAGATGCATCTTTAGAAAAACAAAGAAAAACTGTAGAAGCCGATATGAAGGCAAATAGAATTACTACTGACGAAGCAAATGCGAAATATGATGATATAAATAGAGAACAAAATAATAATGAATGGGCTAAAATGGAAAAAGCAGATGCTACAGCATCTCCATCAAAAAATTCTAAAATAGATGACATGGAAGCTGAATTATCAGAAGTGGATAACCAAAAAGCTACATTGCAAGAAGAACGGGATAAATTAGCGCAACTTTCTCCTAGAGATGAAAAAGAAATGGCATCACAATTAGATCGTTTATCTGATATACATACAGAAATGGGTGCATTAGACCAAAGAAGAAATGCGGTATCAGGAAGCCCAGAATATTTGGCTAATTTAGAAAATAGAAAATCTGGAGGAAGTCAACAAGCACCGCAACAAGCAACTGTTCAGCAAGTAGCCTCGGCTCCAACATCTCCAGCTGGAGCGGCTAAATCTATACCAAATTCTCGAAACGATGAACCAACTTTAAAAATGTTAGAAGAAGGGAATATGTGGAGAACAAATAGTCATGATGCATGAAAAAAGGGAGCCGAAGCTCCCTTTTTCGTTTAATCGTCGCCGACTAATTTACTGAAATAACTCATATCATCATCTTCTTCATCATCAATTACCGCTGCAGCAAATGAAGCAGTAGTTTTCTTTTCAACTACATTTTGTACAAACACTTCATCTTCAACCTCATCAAGAGATTTTGCTGTATAATCTTCAGCAGTTTTATATTTTGATTGATTAGTTTGACCTAAAACTCTTTTTAACCTAGCATCTAAATCTGCATAAGATTTAAAGTTTTTAGGTTCCAATAATTCTTGTAAAGAATATTGTGATTTCCAAAGTTTTTCTAATTTATCATCATCGTCAAATAATGGACCTGCGCTATCAAATTCAGCTAAATCGTAGTTTTGATAACCATCAACTTTACGAATTTTTAATTTGAAGTTAGCACCAGTCCAGAAATCAAATGGATCGATTGGTTTATCGTCTTCGAACTGAGGATTCATGGCTTGAGTAATTTTTTCAAAAATTTTCTTACCATAAACATATTTAAATACTTTTCCTTCGTGTTCAGGATGTTTTGTATCTTTAACGATATAAATGTTAGAAACATAGTGCAATCGACGTTTTTGCTTACGTGCTTGCTCTTTGTTAGCTTCAATTCCTGATTCCCATAGTTCGCTATTATATTTTCCTAACGGATCGTCAAGACCGATTGACGTTAAAGATTTCTCGATATACCAACCACCTGGACCTTGAAAGCCATGATCATAATATTTTGCCCATGGAAGACCGTCTGATTCAGCATCTTTTGGAGATGTTGGAAGAAAGCGAATAACCGCATAACCATTACCAGATTTGTCTAACTCACATTTCCAGTATTCATCTGCATCGCTATTTTGATTTCCGCCAGCCATTTGCTCAACAGCTTTAGCCATTTTTTCTAAGTTTGAGCCTGATGATTTTTTTAATTTAGAAAAGTCCATATATAAACACCTTATTAACAATTAATTTAAACAATGTATTAACAACTTAACACAACTGATTTCACTCGGTAAATTCTTTGACTGTATTAATAAACGTCTTTTTGAATTTACTTTTATCATACTCTAAAAACGACCTATATTTAAACAATTTAAGTTTAACTTTTGGCCAAACGAATTCATCTTTAATATTTACTTCCCATTTAGGTAGAAAATGTAAAAACTCATTCATAATTAATATAGTTTCCGGAGAAACTTCATTTCGTAATAACTTCGTTAATAATAACGGAAGGTCATCACTATTTGATTTGAATAACAATTTATGATTTTCTTCACCAAAAATTGATATTAACTCGCCTTCAAATACATAAGATAATGATTGACATTTCGTATTAAACTTTACGAAATTTTCATATGCTTCCTGCGATAACAAGTCTTGAACCCATACGTTTTCGTTTTGCAAAAAATTAGCGATAAAGAATTTTTTAAGATCCTCATCGCTAAATTTCTTTGCAAGTTTTTCATACACATATTTATGTGAATTTTTATCAAACTGCGCAGGAGTATATTTTACTTTTCCTTTATACTTATTGAAATCATAATCTGTTGTAAAATGTAGTTTTAAGGCTCGATATAAGCAACAAGCTGTATATCCTGACATTTTGTTTCACCTACTCAATAATTATACTATACTACTTTTAAAAAGTCAAGCGCGGAGATGAATTTTTTATCAACCTCAGCCCAATAGCTTCTTCTTCCATTTTAGATTTAAGAGCTGGAGATATCAGCGATATAATCGAATCAACTTCCAATTCTTTTTCCGAGCAGTACGATACAATTGCATCCAGATACTCTAGTTTACTCGATTTTACTTTATCAAAAATAATATTCGAGAATTTATGCATTTCTTCAAAGTTTTCCATTAAGCCATCTTCTTTGTATAAAAGTTAGTTTTACCTAGTTTTGACACTAGCTTGTAATTACCCTTTCCAAACCCCTTTCTACAGTAAATACTTCTGAAGAATAATACATTTGAACCAAAGTCTGGAAGAGAAACTTTGTTGCTTAGAATATCATTAGATAATTCTAAACTATTTTTCCACTCAGCACTACCCCATTTAATTTTGGGTCGGGTACATACCCATGAAAATTGACAGACTTTTCTCCCTTTACGAGTAGTAATTTCATTAACTACTGAACATATTGTTTTGGGAAAATGTTTATCTGATTTTCGATTTAAGACAACTTTAGCTACACCTTTTTTACCAGATAAAGGTTCTCCTCTGGTTTCATGATAAATTACTTTAGCCAAGCACGTTTTTTCTGATTCGTCTATTAACGATTCTGCGAAACTCGCTTTTGATATTATTATTAGAGTAATAGCAAGAATTATCGCCTTTTTCGCAATTGAATACATCTTTGTTTTTCTCCTTAAAAAGTATCCAATACAAACACAACGGAATACTTTTAATTATGAAATTAGGACTTTTTCTTTTCCTGAAAAGCTACTAATTTTGTTAAAAAATTTCAAAAACTAATGATATAAGAGTATTTATATTAACTCATTACCATAACTATATATTATACTACAAATTCCAAAAAGTCAAGCACTTTTTAAATATAACTTTTTTCGCTCAACTAATGGCTTGATATAAGGTCTAATTTCCTTGACAAAAACTTGAGGTTTTCGATCTTCAACCGCAATTATTGTCACGATCTGTTTAATTTTACTACCAGTTATTTCTTGATATGCTAGGGCATAAAAAGTTTCCTGCAGCAGATAATCTTGAATCCACTCTTCTTTTTTATCCCTACGGGAATTCTTAAAATCAATTACAGATAATAATCCATCAAACTCAGCAATACAATCAACAGTTCCAGCAATTTGCAATTTATCACTGTATAGAGTTGCTTCTTGACAATGAATGTTGTTAATTCTATTTAAAACAGGTTTAAGCGAATAGAACATTTCTAATGCATCAGGCATTTTACAAGAAAGAGGTCTATTGTTAAGATAATCTTCGCACATTAGGTGAAGATTAGTTCCTCTTTTAGATGAATTGGCGGAAATACGATCAGCTTCGTTATCTCCAACGCGTTTCCGCCATTCATTAAGATGAGTTTTATCAGCAGTGGAACCTAAGACATTGGTAATAGATGGATAACATTTATGACCTATTTGATAATGTCGACTACCATTTATATCAACTCTTGGGTATTCCGTTAATTCAATATTAACATGACAAAAATTCATTTTATTTCTCTCTATTAAACTATAAATAATAAAAAAGCTACTCGCGGAACGCCAATTCCCAGTAGCACTAAACATTCCTTACAATATTCATGGAGAACATTAATGTCCAGCACAAATACTTATATTATTACAGAATATCAACGTTCAAAATTTAAACCAACATATTTGATGATCAAGCAGCATCAAATTACAGGCAAAAAATATTTTTGTAAAACTACGAGAAATAATCCAATAAAATATCTTGGGTCAGGTAAGTATTGGAAATCACATATACAAAAATATGGAAAACAATATATTGAAACCAAATGGTATAAATTGTTTACCAATATAGATGAATTAGTTTCTTTTGCTTTAAATTTTTCTTATGAAAATAATATTGTTGAGTCGGATGATTGGGCTAACTTAATCTTTGAAAATGGATTGGATGGAGGATCAAATTCAGAAACAATATCAGAACAAACTAAAATAAAAATGAGTCTTGCGCAAACAGGAAAAGTTATGTCTATTGAATCCAGTATAAAAAAATCAATTGCAAATAACGGGCAAAGTAGAACCAAACAACAAAAAAATAATATATCAATTGCATTAACTGGAATAAAAAAATCCGAAGAACACAAGAAAAATTTATCAATTAGTAGAACAGGGAAAACATACCCAAAAATATCCGAAAGTCAATCATATAAGTGGGTATGTATAAACACCAAATTTAATCAAGAATATAAAACTACACGATTAAAAGAATTTTGTAAAGAACACAATTTAAATTATAGTTCAGCAAAAGGTTCTAATGGTAAAATATCGAAATATGGAATAAATACTGGTTGGATATTTAAAAACCATAAACACATTTAATCTATAGATTTAATTTTTCTTTAGCAATAAGAAAACTTTTAACGATATCTGAACGCACGATGTCGTCAACAGTAAATTCAACTAAAGAAAATTCAGACATAATTGTGGCAATAGAAATTAAATCTTTAACTCCTGAATTTTCTTTTCGTTCATTTAAATCTGACTGACGAACGTCCCCAGCAAAAATAATTTTTGAATTTTCCCCTAATCTTGTTACGATTGTCGAGATTTCATGTAATGTCATATTTTGAATTTCATCTACGAAAATTAAACAATTGGCATATGTTAAACCTCTCAAAAATGAAGAGGATTCAAATTCTATAATATCTTTTTGTTTCATAATATCATAAGCATCAGCTCGACCAAACAATTCATTAATTATTGACCGATATGGAGCTTCATAAACAGATATTTTTTCTCGTTCAGTTCCAGGAAGAAATCCTAAATCCCTAGTTGCAACAGCAGATCGCAGGATTACGATTTTACTAAATGCCGCTTCATCAAGCATTTCTTTTAGACCTAGATATAAACTTAAAAAACTTTTTCCAGAACCAGCACTACCATAAACGACTAGGTTCTTTCCTTCATCATACAAATCAAACACTTTCTTTTGGTTTTCTGTCATTGGATAGATTTTTTTTAATTCAAAATGCAATGCAGAAACTCTATTTGCTGATTTTTTAGATCTGTTTTTAGGTTTTAACATAAATTCCTTTTATGGTTGATTTAAAGTGAAAAACCCGCTTACCGATTATTAGTCGATTCGCGGGTCTTTTTTACTACTATAAGAACATCTCAATATTCCTTTGGAATTTGAAATTTTCTATCATGGAGTGTATTTCCAGGGATAGACTCTTTCATTCTTCCAATAACGCCTTTCATAAAATCAGCAGGCGGCTTTTTAATTCCTAGTCTAACTGGATCACCAAAACTAGTTTTTGAACATTCAGAATCATAATATCTTTGAATATGAGGATTATCTTTAACATATTCTTCATATTCAGCAATCTTCATAATTTTCTCAAAGATTTCGCCAGTTTCAGTATTTTTTAATGGATAGATTGGCACAATTTAATTCCAATAGGGATAATATGATTATTTATTTATGCAGCTTCTTTCGATGCAACCCATTCTTTATATTGATTAGTGCGTTTATCCACATTTCCTGTTGGTAGACGAGGTAAATGTTCTGGATATGCATTAGCAGCATTAACCAATTCTTCAGTAAAAACGACATCCTTCTCAACAGAAAGTTTAACTGTAGGTTTAGCATACCTTTTTTTAAAATCAACAAATGACTCTAGTACACTGATATGAGTATCATTATCAAAAAAGATAACTGTTTCTTGACCTCCAGAAGAAGGAACTACATAAGCAATTTTCTCTGGATTTACTAAGATTTCCTCACCAAACTGATTTTTCGATTTAACTATAAACATAAACAAACTCCATTAAAAAATATTATTATACTATATACTAACAAATTAGTCAAGCAAAAGAAAAAATGCTTGACTAAATAAACTTTATAGAATACACTATGTAAAGTTGGCTCCGAACCCAACGTCACAGTTATACCCTACAATTTATTAGCAAAAAGTGAGATAGCAACTCACCTTACCGGAGAAACCCTTATCTCCAGTAGGTCTGAAAAGATAAAATCTATATGTGACTAGATTATTATCGTACCTGAGACGAGGCAGACACTCTTAATAAGAGTAAAAGTATATATTCGAATACTTTTCGGCGACTGGATAAAGGACGCCGTTATCATTAGTCTAGGGTCGGTCCCTTTTTCTGTTGTTTATGCGTCCTATGTTGATTTTAGCCACAACACTTCTTCAGCCAATCAGAGCATAAATAATCGGCGGACTATCTTTAACAGGATAGTTTCTAGTTGTAATAGTTTTTGTAGCTGACACCCGCACCAGTTGCAGTTTTTCTTTAAAACCTAAGTGTATATATTCATATACATGAACGGGGGGTCAAAGAAATTCAATCTAAGAAAAACTGGATCTTGATTCCGAAGGAATCGATCGAGCGAAGCGAAGATTATATTAGTATCAAATTAAATGTTCGCTTCGCTCACATTGCTTCGCTTTATTAATTTATTAATGTTGTTAAATAAATGCTTGACGAAAACAAAAATTCAAGTTACAATAAATAAAAATGTAGAAACAAATCTCCCCCTTCGGGAAATTAACCATATGGAATCAGTAATTGATTCTAACAGTAA